TAAAGCAGAAATGCTTCATAAAAGTATTCGTGAAGTAAAACGTAAATTATCTGAAGTAGATCAATTAATTGAATATACTACTCGTATTAAACAAGAATTAAGTGAAAACGAAGATGGTACAAACTATTGGAAGCGTAGCTTAAAAGCTATAAATGAAATTAGTGAAATATCAAATAAAATTAGCAATAAAATTAAATCAATCTACCAGTAATGGCAAAAGCAAAAGCAGCATCTAAAGAATCACGTAAAATAAGCTTTGGCGTTCGTAAAAAAGGCAAAGCTCAAAAACGCACTAACAAACACGATAGCTCAGAACAAAACTATAGAGGACAAGGACGATAATGGATATATCATATACACCAGAAAAGATAGATGAATTTGTATTATCTGCTGAAAAAGAAAAATCAACAGCAGAAAATATATTTAGAACATTACGTTCAAAAATATATGATATTAGCATACAAAGCGTCATTGAATCTCCAGATGAAATAAATTCTTTGTTAGATAAAGTAAAACAAACTAGATCATTTCTTGATAGTAAAGCTCAAAAATACTACAAAGTAGTTGAAATGTATGATGTCGCTGAATACCCAGATAACGTGTCTAAATTAGATAATCTAGTTACTAAATTAGATAATTTAAATGACGATCTTTACTTATTAGAAGAAGCTTTAGACCATATTGTAGAAGCTGTAGACAAATTAAAAAGCCAGTATTTTAACATATAACATAATATTTATACGCATGAAAAGTGTAAAACAACAATTTATAGATTTAAAAGAAGGTAAAATGAATCAAGCGCAATTTATGCGTAACGTTCGTATGACTTTACCTCATTTAGTTACTAATACAACATCATTTGATGATACTGTTAAAATATTAAGAAATAAAGCTATCTTAACTGAAGCTGATATTAAAGATAAAAATCAAGAAAAATTAGAAAAATATGATCAATATACTTATACCTTAAATGGTAAAGAAGTATTTCCTGAATTAGCTTTTTTTGATAATATACTAAAAGCAGAATTAGATGATACTATATATAGAATATCAGAACCTGTTAATGGTGTTGTTGAATTAAATCCTATTAAAGGTAAAACAGGAATGTATACTGAAGAAAACGAAAATCCTTATTTTTCATCTGATCCAACTGATGGCGATCGTGATTTTGATATGAAATCTATGGTACAAGCTGAAGAATACTATGAAAAAGGATTACAAGCATACTCTGAAGGTGATTTATTAAAAGCTGAAAAATATTACGATGCTGCTTTAAAAGCAGGTTCATGGTTAGGATGGACTGAGTTTGATTTACCACCATACGAATCATTAAAAGAAGCTGATATCTACGGAATAGCAGGTGACCCTGAAGCAGAAGCAGAAAGAAAAGCAGCTAGTATGAGTATCAAACCTAAACAAACCCCAGAAGAAAAATATGGTGTTGATAAAAAAATAGACCAATCTGAGCTTAATTTCTTAAAGAAAATATATGCTAAAACGCCAACTGAGAAAATTAAGAAAATGATTGATGACTTAGAGCAAAGAATGTCATTGAATGAATCTTATACTACTAACACCAGTGGTAAAGAATTATATTCTAAATTTTCTGAAATCGACAATTTAAACGGTCAAGAAGTTTTAATCGGTATAGATTATGAAATTGAAAAAAATAACGATTTAACCAAAAAAGAAGCCGCAAAAATCGCAATTAAGAATCTAAAAAAGAATCCATTTTATTATACTGACTCATTAATGGCTGGTAAAGAAGGATACGAACTAGAATATATTGGTGGTAAATCAGCTAATGCAGATGCACGTCAGATGCAATTACTTGATAAAAACATGAGCAATGTAGTTGATAAGAAAATGGGAATGCAACCCGTAAAAGGAATTGAAAAAGATAAAGCATCTGCTAATAAAGCTAATAAAGAAACCAATAAACCAGAAACCGGTATCAAAATAATGTCATTAGTAGCTAAAACAGTTCGTGGCGTTAAGAAAATGGATGCTACTGGTGAAAAGATGAAAAAAGCAGCTTTAAAAGAAAATCAAAATACTGATGTAAATGCTTTAACAAAAAAAATTATAGACGAACTTGAAAATAGAGACAGTTATGACTCTAGTGATGTATTGGAATTGATCAAAATGTATCAAAAGAAGTATAATTTTTCAGATGCTATTGCTAAAGAAATAGATGATAATATATTCCAATATAACGCTGACGAAAGATACGATAGTGGTATGGATGATATGTTAGAGTATTCGACTTTACCTGGTGGTGATAATATGACAGATGTAGCTGGTCATCAAATGGATGAAGCTAAAGCAAGCTCATTATCGGTAGGTAATAAATTTAAACTAGGAGCTGATTTAGGTAAATTTGTAATGGGTGAAGAAGTAGAAGTAGTTTCTGTGGAGCCCTTCGGAAATGATATTAAATTAGTATTATCTAATGGTAAAGACCAAGACGATTTTTACTTAGATAGAAATGACGAAATATAATTATGAATAAGCAATTACTAGTAGATCATATACCGTTCCACGTAGCCAAACTACAACCTATTACTGAAGGAAAAGACAGTAAACTAGGCGATGGTTTGATGCGCGTTAGAGGTAAATTACAAGAAGCCGGTGTTAAAAACGGTAATGGTCGTGTTTATCCTCTTAATGTTTTAAAGGAACAAATAGACAAATATATAAATGGTCCTTTAAAAACTAGAACATCAACAGGTGAATTAGATCACCCTGAATCATCTATCATTAATTTAAGTAATGTATCTCACTTAATTACTAAAATATGGTGGGAAGGTAATGATGTAATGGGAGAATTAACTCTATTAAATACTCCATCAGGTAAAATCGCTCAAGAAATTATTAAAGCTAATATTCCATTAGGTATATCATCAAGAGGTATGGGCTCAGTACGCCAAATAGGTGAAACTGTTGAAGTTCAAGACGATTTTGAATTACTATGCTGGGATTTAGTTTCAGTACCTAGTACTCCAAACGCATATATGACATTATCTGAAGGTAAACAATATCAATCAGATAAAAATTATAGTAAAGTAAACGAATTAATTACAGAAATCATATGTACTCAAACAGGAGTATGTGCTTTGTGTTAAAATATAATATTTGTAACTATGAAAACACAACTAAATGAAATTAAAAGAATGCAGCAATTAGCTGGATTGATTAAAGAAGAATATTCTTCTAATTTTAAAGTAGGAGATAAAGTAAGATTTAATCCTGAAGTAATGTATGCATATGGATTTGAAAATCCTATAGAATATTATGAAGGTTTAACAGGAGTAATAACACAAATCCAACATTATGACATAATGTCAGATAACAATCCAACAGATATATTAAATATAGAATTAAGTAAACCTATCCAACCCCCAGGAGGATATGTTCCTGAACCAGGAGAAGATGCAGAAATGAAAGATATAATGTTAGTCAAATCACAAGGTGATTTTGATATGATAACCAAAATGTAAAAATAAAATAATATCCCCCCTATCGATAGTATCGTTAGGCTAATGCCTCCCCTAAAAAGGAGGCATTTCTTTTGCGTTTTTTGCTATTTTCATATATGTATATTTGACCGCAATGAGCTATTCATAATCATTCTGCATTATAGCTCGGTATTTTAAACAAAATTCTATTAAGATTCCTAATAATCTTATTTCCAAAAACAAATTTAAGGAGGACAAAAATGTCAAACAAAAAACTATTTGAAGAGGCTATCGTTGACGCTAAAGCCGTTCGCGAAGCAGCGTTGTTAAACGCAAAAGAAGCCCTTGAAGAAGCTTTGACTCCAAGTATTCAAAACATGTTAGTCGCTAAATTAAACGAGATGGACATGGATGAAGAATATGGAATGGAAGAAGAAGCTATGAAAAAAGGCGAAAAAGAAATGGAAGAAGGATTTACATCATCTCACGAAGAAAACAGTGATGCTAATCTTGATTTCAATCTTGAAGAAGAATTCGATCTATCTGCTATTTTAGCTGAACTAGAAGCTGAAGAAACTTTAGAAGAAGCTAAGAAAGAAGAAGAAAAAGAAGAAGAAGGTGAAGAAGAAGGCGAAGAAGAAACCGAAGAAACTGAAGAAGAAGAAATGGAAGTTAAAGACATGTCTATTGAAGATCTTAAAGATCTAATTAAAGACATCGTTAGCCAAGAATTGGAAACAGGAGAAATGGGAGCTGAAGCCGGTGAAGAAGAAATGAGTATGGACATGGGTGATGAAATGGGTGGTGAAGAAATGGAAATGTCTGACGAAGAAGAAATCAATCTTGACGAATTACTAGCTGAACTAGAATCATTAGATGAAAATGAAGAACTAGAAGAAGCTAAAAAGAAAAAAGTTATGAAAAAAGAGAAAGAAGAAGAGAAAAAAGAAATGAAAGAAGCTATTAACGTAATTAATACACTTCGTAAAGAATTAAATGAAGTGAATTTATTAAACGCTAAATTGCTTTACGTTAACAAAATTTTCAAATCTAAAAACTTAACTGAATCTCAAAAATTAAACGTGATTGCATCATTCGACAAAGCAACTACACCTAAAGAAGCTAAAATGGTTTACGAATCATTAGAAACTACTTTAAGCGCAGTTAAAAAGAAATCACCTATTAAGGAATCTTTAGGATTTGCTTCAAAAGCAGCAGGTATTGCTCCTAAGAAACAAATCGTAGAGTCAAATGACGTTATTTCACGTATGCAAAAACTAGCTAACATTATTAAGTAACAATTTAATTTAATTTTTAAACAAAATGAACATTCAACAATTATTAGAATCATCAAACCAATTTAAATCGGTTCAAGATGACGCAAAACGCCTTCAAGACAAATGGGCAAAATCAGGCCTATTAGAAGGTTTAAAAGACAATAACAGCCGTAACACAATGGCTATGTTATTAGAAAATCAAGCAAAACAATTAGTAGTAGAAACTTCTCAAACTGGTACTCAAGCATCTGGTGCTGGTACTTACAGTGGTGAGAGCTGGAACGGTGTTGCCCTTCCATTAGTTCGCCGTGTATTCGGTGAAATCGCTGCAAAAGAATTCGTTAGTGTACAACCTATGAACTTACCTTCAGGTCTTGTATTCTATCTTGATTTCAAATATGGTACTGGTGTAAAACCATTCGCTACTAACGGTTCATTGTATGGTGCTAACGCAACTACAAACGTAACTGATATCGCTTCAGCTTCATTATATGGTGCTGGTAGATTCGGTTATTCTGTTAACCAATTCTCAGCTTCTATCGCTGCTACAACTGGTTCAACTAGCTGGGCTACATTTAACTTAGATGCTGATTACACATCTTCATTCTCTACTTACAAAGTAATTAATGTTCCTCTACCTACTGCTGCTGACCAAAATGGTGTACGCGCGTTTGTATTCACTTCAGGTTCAATTACCGCTACTGATATTTTACAAACTTACACTACTGTAGCCAACAACACAGCTTCATTCGTAGTAACTGGTTCATTAGTATCTAATAACCCTACTCAAACTGTAGTATTATTCTACAACGTACAACCTACAGCTACTTCACGTGGTGATTTCGAAGATGCTAGCGGTGCTGGTTATCCTAACGCTCTTAGCAATTCAGCAATTTCTATCCCAGAAATTAACGTTCAGTTAAAATCTGAAGCTATCGTTGCTAAAACACGCAAATTGAAAGCTCAATGGACACCTGAATTCGCTCAAGATTTGAACGCTTACCATTCAGTAGACGCTGAAGCTGAATTAACTGGTATCTTATCACAATACATTTCAATGGAAATTGATCTTGAATTGTTAGATATGTTAATCGAAAACGCTTTCACAACTGAATACTGGTCAGCAATTAACAATCAAGCTGTAGGTGCTAGTGGTGTAACTAACAACGCTTTAGGTTTCTATAACACTCAAGGTGGTTGGTTCCAAACTTTAGGTACCAAATTACAGAAAGTATCTAACAAAATTCATCAGTTAACCCTACGTGGTGGCGCTAACTTCTTAGTTACTTCACCTACCGTAGCAACTATCTTAGAATCTATCCCTGGATTCGCATCAGATGGTGATGGTGAGAAAATGGAATACAACTTTGGTATCCAGAAAATCGGTAGCTTAAACAGCCGCTACAAAGTATACAAAAATCCATACATGACTGAAAACGTAATCTTAATGGGTTACAAAGGTGCTCAGTTCCTAGAGTGTGGTGCTGTATTCGCTCCATACGTTCCGTTGATCATGACTCCACTTCTGTACGATCCAAATACCTTCACTCCACGTAAAGGTTTGATGACTCGTTACGCTAAGAAGATGATACGTCCAGATTATTATGGGAAGGTATATGTTGCTGGTTTAAATACTCTTTAATCTAGTATAACATAACTAACCGTAAGGTTAAAAAGAGAATGGCCGGACTTTGTAGTCCGGCCTTTCTTTTGTATATTTATACACGTATGAAAACATGTAAAAAATGTGGTGTTGATAAACCACTAGATCAATATTGGAAACGCAAAGGAGAAAAAGACGGACTACATCGTTATTGTGTAGACTGTCAAAAAGTAGAAGGTAAACAATATTATTCTACTCACAAAGACGAACACAATACTCGTACATCAAAATGGAGAGAAGAAAACAAAGAATACCATAAAAAATTAGTAAACGAACATTATCATACAAATAAAGACTACTACCGCGAATGGAATAGGTATAAAATGGATACAGACCCACTATTCCGTCTCCGCCACGCAATCAACGCTCTCATCAACCACCACCTTAAAAAAGGTAAATCACAAAGTAGTATTGAATATTTAGGTTGTACAATACAAGAATACAAAGAATACCTTGAACCAATGTTCACACCAGAAATAAATTGGGATAATTATGGTTCATATTGGGAAATAGATCATATATATCCGTTAGCTAAAGGCGGATCATTCCACTACACTAATACCCAACCACTTACAATAACTGATAATAGAGTAAAGTCTGATAATATTTATATACATGAAAACAGTAATTAATGAAATCAAAAGAATGCAGCAGTTAGCTGGGATTATAAATGAAAACAATAATAGTTTATTAAATACATTATATGATAAAGTTATATTTTATATGGATAATAACTATAACAACAATGAAATTTCACATGATGATGTATATACAATAGTAAATGACGTAATCATCCCAAGAAACCCTAACCTAATACCAGGAAATAAATTAAGCAGTAGTGATTTTCGTCAACTTATTAACAAAATATCAGACGAATCAGAATATACCTTTATTGAAAATATCTAATCTAACTTAACTTAGAAATATAAGAAAGCCGAGCATTGCTCGGCTTTTTTTGTTATATTTATATTAAATAATTGTTATTATGAAGGAGCCAAATCGTGAACGCAAAAGCGAAATTAAAGCAATCAACGCCCTACAATTAAATGAAGAACAAAAAGAAGCCAAACGATTAATTATTGAAAATCAAATAGTAATAATCACAGGTAGAGCAGGTTCAGGAAAATCATTAGTATGTGCTAACGCAGCATTAGATTTTTTAAAGAAAAAACAAATTGACTGTATATACAACACACGCGCAGCAGTTGAAGTAGGTAAAAGTTTAGGTTATTTACCTGGTGCTTTAAATGAAAAATTTGATCCATACATGGAAGCATTAGTTGAAAATTTAAACAAATGCTGTGTTGACAAAAATGAAGTATCTAAATTAATTGAACAAGGCAAAGTAAAAGCAATGCCAGTACAATTTATACGTGGTAAAACAATTGATGATATATTAATTGTTGAAGAAGCTCAAAACCTAACTAAAGGCGAAATGTTAGCCATATTAACTCGTTTAGGTAAAAACGGTAAAATCGTTGTAAATGGCGATAATGAGCAAACAGACATCAAAACACCTGACGGACAAATGAATGGTTTAACATATGCTATTGAAATGTCTAAAAAGATTGATGAAATAAAATGGGTTAAACTAAAAGAAAACCACCGCTCAGATCTAGTTGGTAAAATATTAGATTATGAATACGGAAAATAGTATTTTCCAATATTTATAGTAAAACACATGTCAGCTGGAAAATATTCATTTATAATAGAGCAAGGGGCTACTTTAGATTTTGAAATTCAATATAAAGATTCTAATGGTAATCCTATAGACCTAACAGGATATACTGGAGCTATGCAAATACGCTCAAGTTATAGTGGTAGTGGCACAACTTATTTAACATTTACCTCTAGTTTAGCTGATCTTACTCCTGCTAAAACTAGTGGTAGTGTATTTTTATGTTTTGCCGGTAGTACCCAAACAAAACCAACTACATCAGGTAGTATAGGAATATACGCTGGTTGGGCAGCTACAGACGCTTTAACATTTACTGACCAAGCATATTATGATTTAGAAATAACCTCAGGAAGTATTAGAACAAGAATATTAGAAGGTAGAATAAGTATTTCTAAACAAGTAACATATTAATGGCTACACCTAATCAAGTTGAAATAGTAAACACAACTAATAGTGTTACTGTACAAAATAATAACAACCAAATAACAGTTGTTAATGAAACCAGTAACATTGAAATTAGTCTTATCCAACCCGCACTCAATATAATACAGGTAGCAACGCCCGGCCCTCAAGGAATAGCAGGAGCAGCTGGATCTCCAGGTACAGGTTCATTTGCAACAGGTTCATTTGCTACTACAGGTTCAAATAACTTTAATGGTAATCAAATAATAACAGGATCTACAACATCAACTTTAGGATTTACAGGTTCATTATTTGGAACTTCTAGTTGGGCAAATAATAGCATAACATCATCTTTTGCTTCAAATATTAACAGTGGACTAAATTTAACAGCCTCAAATTTATTAGTTAATAATAACATAAATACAAATATATTAAACGCAGTATCTGCTTCTATTGGATATGTAGAATATATTTCTGGATCAGCTGTAATTATAGGAGATCAATATATTGTTTTAAACTCATCTGGTACACCAGCTCGTTTTTCAGGTATTCAAGTGTATGATTCTGGATCGAATACTACTTCTTCTATTGTTTGGGATTCTCAAACAAATCACTTTGTTTACGAGAATGCTAGTGGAAGCACATATAATGGTGGAGGATTCATGTCAGGACCTCGTAACACTGGATCATTGTCAAATGTAATTTATCCTACTCAATACAGAGTATTAAGAGGACAGGGTGGAGACCATTTATATGATTCAAATATTATAGATAATGATTCAAATGTTTCTATAGGTATTAATACCTCTATTACAGGTACTTTAAATGTTACTAATGGTATAACTGGGTCTTTATTAGGTACTTCTAGTTGGGCAAATAACAGTATATCATCCTCATTCATTAATAATCTTAATCAAAGTGTTGTTATCACAGGTTCTACTCAAGGAAATGTTACAACTTTAACTATATCATCAAACACAGCATCATTAAATTTAAACTCAGGTAATTTCTTTACTTTACAGTTAGTAGCAGGAGTAAATACACATATTAATCCTTCAAATATTAAACCAGGTCAATCAAGTATACTTCTACTATCTACTACAGGATCTGCTACAGTTAGTTTTCCTTCTACAGTTAAACAACCAAGTGGATCTTCTTATACTCCTACAACTACAACTGGAACAGATATATTAACTTTTGTATCATTAGATAGTAGTAATTTGTATTTAGTAAATGTGAAGAATTTGATATGATTTATCCTATATTTGGTTTTTTTGCTCAAAGTACACCTTCTCCTGTATCACCCCCAGATACATCTTCTTTATATGATTTTACAACATTTACTTTCACTAATGCTGGAGCCACAGGTAGGCAAGGTCCTACTTACCAACAATTGACAGCTTCATATGCTACCACCGCTTCTTGGGTAACATCATCATTATATTTTTCAGCTTCCATTCGAGGTATTCAAGAATGGACTGTACCAGCCACAGCAACTTATAGAATAGTAGCAGCAGGTGCAGCTGGAGGTAATAGCCCAACATTAAATTTTAGTGGTGGATTTGGAGCATCTGTAACTACAGATATTTCTTTAACTCAAAATCAAAAAATATTAATTGTAGTAGGACAAAGAGGAGGAAATAGATTTACAGGTTCAGGAGCAGCAACATTTAATGGTGGATCAGGTGGTGGGGGTACATTTGTTTATGATAGTTCTTCTATAACATATTATTTAGCTGTAGGTGGTGGTGGTGGTGCTGCTGGTGCTTTAGTTAACTTATTTTCAAATCAAGCTACAGCTAGTGGTAAATTTAACACCACATCCGGCTCTACAGTAAATATAGGAAGTGGATTTTCAGGTTCAGGAGGGTTTAATGGTAGTGGTGGATTTAGAAGTAATAGAAATATTTTATATGGAGCCCCAGGAGCAGGTATTAATTCATCAGGTTCAGCTGCTAATGGAGGTCAAGGATTATCTAGAGTTGGAAATTGGTTAGGTGGTACTACTGGTTCAACTTCAAATATAAATGGTGTTGAGGGTGGATTTGGTGGAGGTGGTGGAGCTGTTGATGGTGATGCAAGTGGTGATCCTAATATTATAGGATGGGCTGGAGGTGGAGGTGGATACTCAGGGGGTGGTGCTGGAGGAAATTCAGGAGCATCTAATAGTTCATTTGGTGGTGGTGGAGGTACATTCTATACTGGATCATTTGTTACTGGTTCTAGTAACATTAATCAAGGACATGGTTATGTTATTATAACTAAGCTATAATAGTCATATATTTATATGATATAACAATATTTACAATAATATAATATGGCAAACATTCCTATTTGGCCTGGCTCAAGTTCATTCGTACCTGGAAGTACCCCATTTGGTTTCTATGATTATGACGCGTCTTTTCAACAAGAAGCTGATAAAGTAGCAAATTGGTGTGCTCGTAGATTAGGTTACCCATTAATGGAAATTGAATTGCAAGACATTAATTTCTACACAGCATTTGAGGAAGCCATTACAGTTTACGGAAATGAAGTATACCAATGGAAAATACGTGAAAACTTCTTTGCAATGCAAGGAAATTCAACCGGTTCTTCATTCAATAACCAAGTAGTTACCCCTAATTTAGGTAGTACAGTACGTCTTTCCCAAACATATGCTGTTGAAGCGGGTTCAGGAGGTAATATTACTCAATACACAGCTTCATTTGATATGATTCCTGGTGTCCAGGATTATGATTTAAAAACAATCATGTCTAGTTCATATGGTATTACATCATCTATTGAAGTTAAGAAAGTATTTTACCAAGAACCACCAGCAATAGTTCGTTATTTTGACCCATATGCTGGTACAGGTACTGGTATTCAATCATTATTAGAAACATTTGGATTTGGTCAATTTTCACCTGGTATTAACTTTTTGTTAATGCCTATATATTTTGATGTTCAAAAAATACAAGCTATTGAATTAAATGATCAGATTAGAAAATCAGCTTACTCATTTGACTTAATAAACAATAAATTAAGAATATTCCCTATTCCTACTACTGATCTAAAAATGTTTTTTCATTATATATTAGTAAATGAAAGAAATAGTATAATCCCTCTTAGTGGTAGTGGTTTAGGTTCTGGTAGAATAACAGACGTTTCAAATGTCCCTTATACTAATCCTACATTTGGTTTTATTAATGCTGTAGGTAAACAATGGATATATCAGTACACTTTAGCAATATGTAAAGAAATGTTAGCCTACATTAGAGGTAAATACAGTACAGTACCTATTCCTGGAGCTGAAGTTACTTTAAATCAAGCTGATTTATTAGCTGATGCTAGAACTGAAAAAGAAAAATTATTAGAAGTTTTAAGAGCTACATTAAGTGATGCTTCTCGTAAAACTCAATTAGAAAACCAAGCATTGGAAGCTGAAAACATGCAAAAAGCATTAATCAATGTACCAATGGGAATTTATATATTTTAAGCTATGGTAAAATTACAAAATTTATTACTTGAAGTACTTTCTATATATGAAATAGAAGTAATGATTAAAGTAGAAAGACAAGCAAATAAAGTAGATATCTATAATGAAATTAGAGGTATAGATGGAGTTGTTGTTGTTAAAGTAGAACAAAATACTTATCTAAATACTTTAATTACAGATCAAACTGAATATGCTTTACTGCATATGAAATATATTGTGAGAAAAGATCCAAAAGAATCAATAGCAGAAATTAAAAGAAGAGCCTTAGCGACCCAAAAAATTCCAGGATTATTAAAATTTATGCCTAGGTTTAAAACTTTAGAAAAAATAACTACCCTATAATGAGTTTATTTGGAGCAAATAGGGATATAAGTCTATTTAGACATATAAATAGAGAATTACTCAATGATATCATTGAGCAAAAGGTAGGATATTATAAAATAGTATTGGATCGTTCTTTACCTAACATGTATGGTGAGGCTCCTAAAAAGACATATAATGACCCGGTATTATTAAATTGTTTAATTGAACGCGGAGATACTATCTCAACAACAGATGATTTTGGACCTGATATAAATCGTAATATTACTTGCCGCTTTTTACGCGATGATCTCGCAGGTATTGACTTAAGCACCGAACTTGGCCCAGATGCTAGAGGCTTTACATATAACATAGTACCTGAGATAGGAGATGTTGTTTTATGGAATAACGATTACTATGAAGTAGACAATGTAAACGAAAATCAGTTAGTTGTAGGTAAGGATTATAACTATTCTTATTCAACTAACACAGATAATTTTGGTTCATCATGGTCGATCATAGTAACATGCCATTATATGAGACCAGAAATATTAGGTATAACTCAAACAAGATTATAATATTTATTAACATGATTAAATTATTAGATATATTAAATGAAGCTGAAATCCCTGTAACTGGGAAAAGTGGTGAAAAAGTAGCTGCTTTTAAACCTAAAAAAGGTGATGAGGCTTTTGAAAGAGGATATAAAAGTATAAAAACTTCTATGGATCCTGAAACCGGCGCTTATACACAAGAGTTTGAAGCACTTCCTAAATTTGATGAAATACGAAGAAATGTTTTAAAATACAGAAGAGAAGTACAGGCATTTAAATATTCTACTAATGAAGATATAGCTAAAGTAGCTAAAGACGCTAATAGTTATTTATATAAAGCCGCCCAAATGATATTAGCATTAGATAAAATGTTAGAATTACAAAGAAAACAACAGTAATGGCTAGATCTCTTAAACCTATACCTAAAAATGCAGCTGAAATTAGTCAAGAACAAGTTATTCCTTATTTAAAAGATCAAGGAAAACCTGTTAGTAATACTGTATTTTCTAAAAATAGAGGTAAAGATATTTCGTTTAAAGGAGACACTGTTAAAGACGTAAGTATAGGACTAGAAGATTTAGATTATGCTGTATTATATTATTTTGAAAGTGTTATAAAACCATCTGTAATACAAAACGGACAACAAATAACAGTTCCTGTAATTTATGGCTCTCCAGAACGTTGGAAATCAGTTCAAGCAGATGGTTTCTATCGTGATGCTAACGGAAAAGGATTAGCTCCTCTTATAATGTTCAAACGTGAAAATGTTGAAAAAAATAGAACATTAGGAAATAAATTAGACGGCAATAGAGCTCATTTATATCAAGTTATAGGTACAAAGTACAATATCAGAAATGCATATGATAGATTCTCTGTTATAAATAATAGAATACCCTCAGAACAGTATTACATGAGTGCTGTACCTGATTATGTTACTTTAACATATTCATGTGTTGTATTTACAGATTATGTTGAACAAAACAATAAGTTAGTAGAAGCAATTGAATTTGCTTCTGATTCATATTGGGGTGATCCAAACAGATGGAAATTCAAAGCCAGAATAGATTCATTTACTACAACTACTTTATTAGAACAAGGAGAAGATAGAGCGGCTCGCTCTACTTTTAATCTTGTTTTAAATGGATATATCATTCCTGATACAGTAAATAAAGATTTAGCAGTAGCTCGTAGTAAATTTTATACAACATCTCAAGTGGTTTTTAATTTAGAAGTAATAGACGGAGCAGGAACAACAACAAATATAGATGAAATGAAATTTGCAAATAAACCAGCAGCTAAAAATGCTACAGGTGCAACTTCATTTATAGGAGGAGGAATTAATGTAACTAATGTAACAAGCACAGGAGCAAGTAATGCTGATTTAGAATATATTAATACCAATATTACTAAAATAGCAGGTTCTGTAACAGTTCCTAATATCGCTACATTTACTAGTGCATCTATATTACAACCACCAGCAGGATCAAGTTTACCAGCTACAACAGTAAGTAACTTTGTGTTTTATATTAACGGCCAATACGTTCCTTCTTCTGCTGTATCTTTATTAGAAAGTGGAGGAAATGTAGTGACAACTTTCAATACATCATCTATAGGTTATTCATTAAATTTAACAGACGAAGTAGTAGCAATAGGAAAATTCACATAATGGCATTAATTACCAGTAAACAAATACAATATCCGTTATCCGGTTCATTTAGTGGGTCATTTTTTGGCGATGGTAGTGGTTTAACTAATTTAACAGTAAAAGGAAATGAAATAACATCAGGTAGTGTAACTGCTAGTGTAAGTCCCATTGGTAATTTATTTTTAGTTAAGTCAGCTAGTGCTGAATTAATATCTATAACTTCAGACACTACTACTATTACTAATAACATATTCTTAATTAAAAATAATACAGGTCAAACAACATTTAAAGTTAGTGAAAGTATAGTATATTTTGCCACTCAATCAGCTCCATTAACAGGTTCAACAGTAGCTGGAAGCATATACTTTACTTCTTCATCTTTTTATGTAGGATTAGAAAATTAAACATATTTATAACAAACATTAAAGTAATATATAATGGCAACATGGAAAAAAGTCATAGTATCAGGTAGTAATGCGGAATTATTATCAGTTACTTCATCATTTTTAGGAAACTTATCAGGTACAGCATCATATGCTTCTCAAGGTTTAAGTTCATCCTACGCTCTAAATGCTACTAGTGCATCATATGCTCTAAATAGTACCTCAGCATCATATGCCTTAAATGCTACTAGTGCATCATATGCTTTAAATAGTACTTCAGCTTCATATGCTTCATCTGTTAATAATTTAACAAATGCTATTACTAATAATGTTGATAATAGAATAATAACAGCAACTGGTGGTGGTACTATTAATGGTGAATCTAATTTAACATTTGATGGTACTTTATTAACAGTCACAGGTAATGCTGTTATTACAAATAATTTAACAGTACAAGGTACAGCATCATTTCAAAACACTACTAACTTAGAAGTAGCAGATAGATTTGTATTATTAGCCTCTGGTTCAAATACAACTGGTGATGGTGGTATTGTAGTTCAACAAGGTACTCAAAATGTAGGTGAGTTATTTGCATTTGATAGTGGTACTACAAGATGGGCATTTACTAGTTCATTTAATGGTGCTAATAGTTCTTTTACTCCTGATGCTTTTGTAGCTGCAGCTGTTATAGGTGCAGGCACATCACCAACAGCAGCACCAGCAAGATACCAAGTAGGAGGTAATATATTTATAGGTACAGACGAAAATATTTGGATTTATTCATAAAATTTTTTAAATCAGTTATGAGTTTTACAGCTAATCATATTGAAGGAGTTAACTCTACTCAGGTTAAACTAACACAAACTAAACAAACTCCAAATCAATTAAATTCTAAGGAGTTAGAGGTGTTATTAACTTTAATAAAGAGATCAAGTTTCCTTGGAGAAGACGTAGAGGCTATTTACACTATGGTAGTTAAACTACAAAATCAATATTTAGAACAAACAAAATAATAAGTTATGGATATATTTTCAATTGATTTAACTCACAATGAGTTAAATTTTATTCGTCAATCTTTAGAGACAGTGACAATTCAGGGTAAAGACGCTAAATTTTTAGCATCACTTCAATCAAAAATTGAACATGAACTCTCTGAAATCAAAAAAATGATTCAGGAAGAAGAACAAAAAAAGATGTTAGCATTATCTGAAACTATAGCTAAAACATCACCTAAGAAGTAATTTCTGATATTTATACTAGACCATTGGCCCATGTAGGGAAGTAGGCTCATGCACGGCATAAGTGTGTGTATCTAACCATGGTTTAATTATATAATAATATGCCAAATTGGAAAAAAGTCATAGTAAGTGGCTCTAATGCTATTTTAAATTCATTAACATCATCAAATGGTGTTGTAATAACAGGTTCTTTAGTAACAACCGGTTCAAATACATTAATAGGAAATACTTCATTAACTGGTAGCTTAAACATATCAGGTTCTACTACCCAAATAGGTAGTAATAATTTATTAGGTAATACTACATTATCAGGTAGTATCATTATATCAGGTTCAACCACAGTTCCAACAGTTCAGGTTTATGGTAATGTAACTCATGATGGATATATAAGATTTAATCCTGTATCAACTAATTTAGATACAACCATATCAGCCTCTTACATTTATGTAAGTGGATCTACTCAAGACTTATATTTTTCTCAAAATAGTAAAGGATACAATAATGTAACTCGTTTACGTTGGATAGAAGGTACCTTATATACTGGCTTATTACATGGAGGTGTAATCACATCCCAATCATCTACTGTTTATCAAGTAAGTAGTGGTAGTGGTATTATTGTGGATTTAAATGCTTCTTTAAGTGATGATCCTTATCCAACAATACAATATCTAGAATGGTCTAACTTATCAGCTAGTATTAATGCTTTTACAGCATCACACCAACAATGTTTTGTTGGTATAGATTCAACAAATAACATCTTTGCTCAAGCAGATCCTTTTACTAATAGTCAATTTAATACAATAATTAATATTGGTAATGTATTATTTCAAAATCAAACTAGTATTAATGCTGTTAAAACACAACCATCAACAGCCTATGGTTTTATACAAGCACAAAATATATTTAATAGAGCATTTGGACCTTTAAAACTTTCTGGTTTTACACTATCTCCTAGTGGTTCAAGTACAGGTAGTTTAGTAGTAGGAAGTGGTACAGCTTACTCTCCTGGTGCTGATTATGTTAATGATCCTAATGAACCTTATTATGTAAATGATACAGGAACTAATATATCTAAAATATTTAGATATCGCCAATCAGGGTCTACTTGGGTATATGATACAAATGCAGGAGCAGGATATGCCGCAATAGACCCTACTAGATATTCTAATAATGGTGTATTAACAGCAGTACCCGCCCCAGCTAATCAAAATTGGACTATTCAAAGAGTGTTCTATTTTCCAAGTTCACCAATAAAAGCAATAGTTGTTTATTACGGTAATGCTTATTATGGATCAGAATCAGAAGCTTTAGCTAATATTGCTTTTGAATCTTTTATTGAAGCCCCTGACACAGCAGCTAATGCTATTTATTTAGGAGCAATTGTAATTAATGGTACTGGTGTTTTTACTAATGCTGCTACTTTTACAATTTACCCATCAGGTTTATTTAGACAAGTAGGAGGATCTGGTGGAGGTGGTTCTACTGTAACAACAACATTAGCAGGTTTATCTGATGTTAATATATCAGCTCCTACAGATGGGCAAGCATTAGTATACAATAATGCAGCTCTTAAATGGGAAAATAAATCATTTATAAGTGCTTCCATTTCAGGAAATGCAGCTACTGCAACAACAGCCTCATTTGCAAACACAGCATCTTATGTCTTAAATGCAGTTTCTAGTTCATTTGCTTCAACAGCATCATATTTAAATACATTAAATCAAGATTTAACTTTTAATGGTAATTTAACATTAAATGGTACTGCTTCAATTTCATTTTTAAATGTAACATACGAATCAGCCTCAATAATTTATTCATCTGGTTCAAATCAACTTGGTGATGCTACTAATGATACACAAACATTAATAGGTAGAACAATTGTAAGTGGTAGTTTTGAGGTAACAGGAAGTACTAACATACCTAATATAACAGGTAGTTTACTAGGTACAGCCTCATACGCTACTCAAGCTTTAAGTAGTTCATTTGCCACTACAGCCTCTTATGTTTTAAATGCTATTAGTTCATCATTCGCCCCAACAGCATCATATGTAAATCCATTAAACCAAAATGTAATTATAACTGGTTCACTTACAGTTATCACCGGTTCAAATATCGAACTTCAAGTACTAAATACAGGTGTTAGACTAGGCAACATAATAGGTGATGCCCATACAGTAACTGGTAGTTTAGGTGTGAGTGGTTCAAGTAATTTTAATGGTAATTTAACTATAACAGGCTCAGCCTCAAACTCATTATTAGTAAAAGGTAGTGGTACAACAAATGCTACAAATGCATTACGTATAGAAAATAGTGCCGGTAGTAGTGGTTTAATAGTGAATGATGTAGGTAAAGTTGCTATCGGTACTAACATAACACCAAATGCATCAAATGCATATGATTTAACAACAAGTTACATAATAGCAGCTTATATGAATAATAACCGATATGACCTAGCAGGTGTTCTTTTCGGTAGTTACCCAGGCGGCGGTATATTTAATATAGGTGAGTCCGGATGGACCGGAAGAGTAAATTATTCAACATTTAATATATTAAGTAATGTTGGTATAAATAAAACCTCACCAAATGCTAATTTAGATGTTAGTGGTAGTGTTATAATAACGGGTTCATTAACAGTCATGACTGGATCAAATGTTGAACTCCAAGTTACAAACACAGGTGTTAAATTAGGAAACGCATCAACAGATACTCATACAGCCACGGGAAGTTTTAATGTAAGTGGTAGTTTTAATGTTATTGGCCAAAGTGTTTTTGCATCAAACCCAGCTGGAACTGTAGGTGATGTAGCTCAGTTTTATGCGGGTGTACGAAGTATATTTATTAGGTCTACTAATAATGAATCTAGTATAGGAAACACAGCTGGTGGTCTTGGTAATTTAATTAGTTTTTCAGGTGCAAGTAATGCTATAGGATTCCAAGCCGGAGCCGTAACAAGAATGTTTTTAACAGATACTGGGTTAGTAATAGGTGATGGTTTAACATCTCCAAATGCTAAACTGCATGTTAATGGCAATACCCAAATAACCGGCTCATCATCTAATTCTTTATTAGTAAAAGGTTCTGGAGCAACAAGTGCTACAAATGCATTGCGTATAGAAAATAGTAACGCTAGTGCTTCATTCACTGTAAGAGATGATGGTTTAGTTAGTGTAATGCCAAACAATGCTAACATCACAATAGATGGTTCAACGTCTTCAGGTGGTAGAATAATAATACAAAATCCTACAAGTAACGCTTTAATTGGTATTAATTCTTATAATACATTTCTTTATCCAACAGAATTAGTACTTTTTGCTCGTTCAACTATAAAAGGTTATACAAATGCATTAGGTGACTTAAGATTCTACAATCTCACTACTGGTAAAACTTACATGTTTATGACGGAAACAGGTCTTATCAGTGTCAATAAAGGTACCGTAACACCTAATGCCGATTTAGATGTTAGCGGTAGTGTTATAATAACTGGTTCATTAACTGTTATCACAGGTTCTAATATTGAATTCCGAGTACTAAATACTGGGGTTAGAATAGGTAATGTGATAGGTGATGTTCACACAGTAACAGGTAGTTTTAGTGTAAGTGGTTCAAGTAATTTTAATGGTAATACTACTATAACTGGTTCATTAATTGTATCTAGTTCTAACGTTACTCAATTTTTAGTAGGAACAAATACTTTATTTGCTGATTCAAGTAATAATGTTGGTATAGGTACAACTTCACCGTCAGAAAGACTTCATATAGCAGCCGCTGGAAATGGCGGTGATGTTCCACTTTTTATACGTGGTAGTAACACAAAAGGTGGTGCTAATTATTTAGACTTTTTATATGTTGATAACACAGGTGGTGGAAGTAATCCTAAAAAATACTTTAGAATTGATGGTAATGGTTCATGGGAAGTGATAAATAATGCATACACTCAAGTTATTATGTCACTTGATGATACAGGTAATATGACCATCGCAGGTACATTAACACAAAACTCAGACGCTAGCTTAAAAACCAACATTCAAACAATACCAAATGCTTTAGAAAAAACATTACAATTAAGAGGTGTTGAATATGATAGAATAGGTACAAATAAACATGAGATAGGTTTGATAGCTCAAGAAGTAGAACAAGTACTACCAGAATTAGTAAGCGAAACAAATGGAATAAAATCTGTAGCTTATTCAAATGTAGTTAGTATATTAGTAGAGTCTATTAAAGAATTAAAACAAGAAATAGACACTTTACGTGAACAGATAAACAAAAAGTAATATATTTATAATAAACATAAACAAAATGGCAATTCAAATAACAGGAAGTTTTAAAAATGGGTATGCTAGTTATACAGACCCACAACTACAATTAATACCTCACTTAACTTATAGAGGTACAATAGCAATGGATGTGAATATTACTATTCCAACTTATGTAACTGATAGTTTAGGTACTGGTAGTATGTCTTACCCTCAAGTAGGAGCGATACCAATGTATCCATCAACATCTGAGTTAACATATCCAAGAACACCTGTAGATCCTTACTCAGATCTTATATATTCATTGGAAACATATATTATAACTCAATTATCAGGTTCTAACCCAGATTGTACTTTTAATAGAGTTTAGTTTGGAGGTCTGAAGAAAAGTTATATATTTATATATAAAGTAATATAGTATGAAAAAGATATTTGATTTTGTAAAAACAATTTTAGGTTTTGCTAAAGAAACTAAACATGTTAGTGTTGAAATACTTAAAGAAGTAGAAACTTCTGTTAAAGTTGAAGAACCAGCTAAGGTTGAAGAAGTAAAACCGGTTATTATAAACGAAGTAAAACCTAAAACTACACCTAAAAAAAAGAAAAAACCATCTACTAAAAAATAATGATTAAATTATTAGAAATAGTAGATGCCTGGATGGAGGCTGAAAATCCAACCCCAGAAAGGAAAGCAATAGCAGAATCTAGAGTACAAATATGTGACACATGTCCTGAAAAAACATATGTAGATCTATTTGATACTTATATTTGTGGAGTATGTAATTGCCCAATAAACAAAAAAATATTTAGTTTCAAACCGGGACCGGAAGCATGCCCAAAACAAAAATGGAAAATTTAAGTTATATGTCAGAAGTTAAAAAGTTAACCCAAGAAGAGATCAATTCTATTAAAGGTCTCCAATCAGAATACAACAAGGTTGTATTTGAATTAGGCTCAATCGAAAGCCAATTAGTATTTATCAAAAAACAAACCGAGCTATTAGAGGCTGAAAAAGCAAAAATAGTAGCTGAGATAGATAATGTCGGTAAAAAAGAAAAAACATTAATTGACAACCTACAAGAAAAATACGGTGCCGGTAATATAAATATGGAAACTGGCGAAATTACCCCTCTTTAATCACGGTTCTGCGTTTTATATAGAATAGTTGATATTTATTATTAGGTTAATTCAATAGTAAAACTCAATTATTTTATATAAAAATGGCAGAACAAATCATTTCACCTGGCGTATTCCAAATAGAATCAGACCAGAGCCTTTACACAACACAACCACCCGCATTAGGAGCCGCAATAGTAGGTCCTACTGTAATGGGTAGACCGTTTGTACCAACGTATGTTACTACGTACTCTCAGTACTTATCGTTATTTGGTGATATTTTCAAAAGTGGTAGTTACTACTATGAATATTTCACTTCACAAGCCGCTAGAGAGTATTTTCAAAACGGTGGTCAATCATTATTAGTTACCCGTATTATTAGTGGTTCAGCTAATGCAAGTACATATGCAACAGCAGATGTTCCTGCTGCTTCATTAACAGGTTCATCATTCCAATTAGAAGTATTATCATGGGGTAATCAAATGAACAACACTTCTAGTTTAGTAAGTGGTGCTTTAGCAAGTGGATCTTCATTAAACGTACGTTATGAGGTAACCTCAGTAAATACTGGTAGTGGTACTTTCACCTTAACAATTCGTCGTGGTGACGACAATAACGCTCAGAAAAATATTTTAGAAACATGGGCAAACGTAAGTTTAGATCCTCAATTACCTAACTATATTGCTCGCGTAATTGGTGATTTAAAACCAGTTTACGTAGCTGCTACAGGTAATAGTGCAGCATACATTAACTATACTGGAACTTATCCAAACGTATCACAATACGTTCGTGTATCTTCAGTAACTACTCCAAACGTAGATTCAATCGACAACAATGGTAACTATAAAGCAACCCAATATAGTGGAAGCTTACCATTAGTAGGAAGTGGATCATACGGTGGTTCATTTAGTGGAGGTGTAGCAGATACAAATACTGCTAAATTAATGAATGAAAATATTACCTCAGCAAGTATACAAGGATTTGCCCCAGCAGATTATAATACAGCATTTGGTTTATTAGCTAATGCTGATGAATACAGATTTAACATGTTGTTAGCTCCTGGTGTTGGATTAGATAACTCAGCTGTATCTACTATGATAGCAACAGTAGAAGGACGTGGTGATGCAATTGCAATTACAGACGTTGGTGTTTACGGAACCGCAATAGGAACTGCAACTCAAAACGCTTCAGGCCAATCAAGCAACTACGCTGCTACTTATTATCCTTGGGTTCAATTATTCTCAAGCGGTTTAGGAAAAGTAGTATGGTGTCCTCCATCAACAGTAATAGGTGGTGTATTAGCATTTAACGATAGAGTAGGTGCTGAATGGTTCGCCCCAGCTGGTTTAAACAGAGGTGGTATTCCTTCAGTAGTACGTGCTGAACGTAGATTACAACAAACAGATCGTGATACATTATACAGTGGAAATGTAAATCCAATTGCAACTTTCCCTGGAACTGGTACTTGTGTATGGGGTCAGAAAACATTACAACGCAAACCAACATCTTTAGATCGTGTAAATGTAAGACGTTTATTAATAGCATTGAAAGATTTTATCGGTAATGTATCTCGTACTTTAGTATTTGAACAAAATACAACTGTAACACGTAATCGTTTCTTAAGCCAAGTTAATCCATACTTAGAATCAGTAGTTCAACGTCAAGGTTTATACGCTTACAAAGTGATAATGGATGATACTAACAATACAGCAGATGTAGTTGATAGAAATCAATTAGTAGGCCAAATTTATATTCAACCTACTAAAACAGCTGAATTTATTATCTTGAACTTTAACATTTTACCAACTGGAGCCACATTCCCAGCATAACAATTAATAATGTAGAGGGGTGAAAGCCTCTCTACATATTTTTTAAAATATATAATATTTATTAACAGATAATAACTAAATAAAATGCCAGTATTAAGCGCCAATGAGATAATGTTTACAGCTTTTGAACCAAAAGTTCAAAATCGCTTTATCATGTACATAGATGGTATTCCTGCATACCTGATTAAAAAAGCAGCATCACCTTCTTTAGAAGCTGGTGAAATCGTATTAGACCACATTAACGTTTACCGTAAAGTTAAAGGTAAAGTAAGGTGGAATGATATGACACTTGAATTATATGATCCTATCACACCATCAGGTGCTCAAGCAGTAATGGAATGGGTACGTTTATCACACGAATCTGTAACAGGCCGTGATGGTTACTCAGATTTTTATAAGAAAGATATTACTTTAGACGTATTAGGTCCTGTAGGTGATATTATTAGCGAATGGGTTGTTAAAGGAGCCTACGTAAAATCAGCAACTTTTGGTGATTACGATTGGGCAAACGACCAAGCTATTAATTTATCAGTTACAATAGCTATGGATTATTGTGTATTAAATTTTTAGCAACGGTGCATGGCTTTCAATTCAAAGCCTTATTATCCAAAGCAACGTTTTTCAAGAAGGTTCGATATTTATTATCGAACCTTTTTATTTAAATATATGCTTAAAAAAGACAAATTAATACAAGAAAAATACAACGGAATTCACCCAACATGTCAATGTGGTTGTGGTGAACAAACACGTTATGAAGCTAAATTAAAAGATTTCTGTAAATGGAAAAGCGGACACCAATCCCGAGTTCCTGGTCATTTTGGTGATCCTAAAGCAGAAAAACGTGTACAAGCTATTATTAAAACACGTAAAGAAAAATTTGCTTCTGGTGAGTATGACTATATAAAACAAGCGGTTAAAGGTAGAGATAGCATTGAATTAGGAAAGAAAATATCCCAAGGATCTAAAGGTATTCCCAAACCTAAACCAGATGGATTTGGGATAGGACGCATACAATCTGAAGAAACTCGTAAAAAAATGAGTAAAACAGCCAAACAAAAATGGAAGACTGGTGACATAGGTAAAAAGAAACATTATACTTCTAAACTAGAAAAAACATTTGCAAATATATTAGACTTATTAGATATAAAATATCAACAATTCTTCTATGCTAAAGATATTAAAGCATTCTACGACTTCTACCTCCCAGATTATAATATAATAATAGAAGTAGATGGTGATTTTTGGCACTGTAATCCTATTAAATTTCCTGAAGCTTTTTATGAAACTCAAAAAAATAATCTAATTAAAGATTCCATTAAAACACAATGGGCTGCAGACAACGGTTACAAATTATTGCGTTTTTGGGAAAATGATATAAATAACAATATAAAACAAGTAAAACAAATTTTATTAGAAAACACAAAATCATAGTATTTATATGTAAAATTACTTTTTCCGAAGTATACAGAAAAATTGGTTTGGCTTTTGCCAAACCTTTTTTTATCGTTATATTTATATAAAATAATAAGTTATAAATGGAAAATAATGTTACAAAACCCAAATTCCCAACTGAAATAGTAGATTTACCTTCAAAAGGCCTACTATATCCAAAGGAAAATCCATTATCAAGCGGTAAAATTGAAATGAAATATATGAGCGCGCGTGAAGAAGATATTCTCACAAACGCAAATTATATTAAGCAAGGTACCGTTATTGATAAATTACTACAAGCACTAATTATATCCCCTATCAGTTATGATGATTTGTTAATTGGGGATAAAAATGCAATTTTAGTTGCCGCTCGTATATTAGGATACGGCAAAGATTACCAATTTACTTACAAAAACAAACAGGGATATGAAGTGGAAGCTACTGTTGATTTAACCACGTTAAACGACAAAGAAATCAATGAAACTTTATTTAAGCCCGGTGTAAATGAATTTACCTTTAATCTACCTCATTCAGACAATACCATTACGTTTAAGTTATTAACGCATGGTGATGAAAAGAAAATTGAAGCTGAAATTAAGGGTCTACAAAAACTAAACCCAACAGCATCATACGATGTTACTACTCGTTTAAAATACATGATAACATCAGTAAACGGTAATAGAGATGCTAAGGCCGTAAGAGAGTTTGTAGATACTTTCCTAACAGCGAGAGATGCTAGAGCATTACGTGAATATTACGTAAAAATCCAACCAGATATTGAAATAAAATACTACCCAGAGGATGAAAACTATGCAGGGGAGGGCATAGATATTCCTATTTCTCTTAACTTTTTTTGGCCTGACTCCGGAGTATAGACCAATATTATTTAGTCAAATTCATGATATATGTTTTTGGGGACAAGGTGGATATGATTGGACCACTGTTTACGATATGCCCATTTGGTTAAGAAAATTTACATTTCTTAAATTAAAGGAGCATTATGATAAACAAAATGAAGAAGCCGAAAAACAGCAGAACATGATGAATAATAAGAGTAAACAGGAAGTGGCTAAACCTAATATAGCTCCTCAAAATAAACCGCACTACACAGCTAAAGCACCTAAAAAATAGGTGCTTTTAATATTTATTGTATATGGCTGACGATAAAGATAAAATAATAAAAGATTTAAATCAAGCATTAGATGATTTAGACCTCAGACTAGCTAGCATATCAGGTCAATTATTAGACCGCATGAATAATAAGTTAGCGGATGCTTCTAGTAAAGCTAAAGACTTTATCACTGCTTTTGAAAAAGGAGAAGATGTAACTAAAAAAGTTACTACTGAAATACAAAAATTATCTAAAGAAAATAATAGATTATCTTTTAATAAAATAAAATTAGAAGCTGATTTAGCTAAAGCAATATCATTGGGTAATTTCCAAGCAGAAAAAAGAATTAGAACGGCTTTACTCCAAAACAAATTAATGTCTATCCAAATAGATGATTCTATTCAATTAAATAAACAAATACTAGCAGCAGCAGAAGCAGAAAAAAGAGTAACAGAAGAGAAGAAAAAACAAAATTCCATCAGTGGTGTAGCTAAAAAAATATATGACGATAACTTTAAAAAAATAGTAGATTCTTTTACTACTTTACAAGGTATAATAGACATACTGATTAAAGCTGCTCTTAATTTTAATAAGATATCTGTTGATATAGGAAAAAACTTTGGATACGGAGCAGACCAAGCAGATAGATTAACATCTAATTTAGTATCAGCTGCTCAAGCATCAGACAACGTTAACTTTACTCTAAAAAATGCTGCTGAGGCAATGAATGAGTTAAATACTCAAACAGGATTCGTAGCAGAATACTCAGCTAAAACATTAGAAACCCAAATAATGTTAACTAAACAATTTGGGTTAACAGCTGAAGAAGCAGCAGGGATATATAAACTATCTGTTTTAACAGGAAAATCCTCAGAACAAGTAAATAAAGCTATGGTGGGTGCTTTTGTAGCCGCCAGAAATCAACTTGGAGTAGGAATTCCATTCAGAGCAACCATAGCTGAATCAGCTAAAGTATCAGGACAGTTAGCAGCTAACTTAAAAAATAATCCTGAACTTATAGTTAAAGCTGTAGCTCAGGCTAAAGCATTAGGTACTTCTTTAGAAATAGCTAAAAACCAAGCTCAATCGCTTTTAGATTTTGAATCTTCAATAGAAAATGAATTGCGAGCCGAATTATTAACGGGCCAAGCAATGAATCTAGAAAGAGCAAGAGCAGCAGCCTTAATGGGTGATCAAGTTACATTAATGACAGAACTTAATAATCAAGGAATGACGCTTGAAAAGTTCCAAAACATGAATGTATTGGCCCAACAATCATTTGCTTCAGCTCTTGGTTTAACAGCAGATCAATTATCTGACCAACTTCGATTACAGAAATTAGCTGTAGAAAGTGGCAAATCATTAGCTCAACTTACTGAAGAAGAAGCATTAGAAGCTGAAAAACGTCAAAATATACAAGATAAATTTAATGCAGCTATTGATAAATTAAAAGATTTAATTGGTAATTTATTAGCGGGACCATTAGGAAGTTTTTTAGATGTAATAACATCCATATTATCTCACACTACAGCATTAAAAATAATTGTAGGAGGATTAGCAGGATACATGGTAGCCTCTATTATTCCATCATTTAGTCGGTTAGCAGTAATAATGAGATATATAAGAATGCAAGGAATAGGAACTGCTATAGCTACTGCTTTTTCAAATCCAGCTGCTGCTATAGCTGGTTTAGCTACAGCAGGTATAGTAACAGCAAAATTATTATCTGCTGGAAATAATGTCCCTGAAATGGCAGAAGGTGGTGTAGTGCCTGCAACGCCCGGTGGTAGAATAGTAAAAGTAGCAGAAGCAGGCCAACCTGAAGCCATTATACCTTTAAATAAAATGCCTAACATGGTAGCTCCTAAACAAGATAACACAGCTCTAATAGCGGCTATTAATAGACAAACAGACGTTATAGCTAGTAAAAACTATAACCCATTAATCAGAACACAAATAGACGGAGTAAATATAGCAACAACTGTACCTCAAAACTCTTACAACCTAGCTTAATACTCTAATATTTATTATAAACAATTAATTAATTTACAATTATGGCATTAGTAGACCAATACAAAACAAGTACACTTGGATTGTTAGTTAGACACAATGTTGAGCCGCAAAGAGACCCAACAGCTAAAAATTCTTTTTGGGGATATAGAGACCCATCAGCCAATACTGACCCAGCATTAAGCCAATTACATGGTGAAGGATTTGCTATTCCTTATGAATTAGGATACTCAGTAGATGGGATTCCCAATGTTAGAGTAGAATCATTTGGTGATACAACCGCAGGAAGTACAGTTACTGTAAGACCTCAATCTGGTCTAGATGAATTAGATAAAAGAGCTCCTAATAACTACCAAATCGGAAGACCAGTTCCAAATGGAGGTCCAGTAGTATCTCAAATCTATAAATCAACTCCTAGAGGATCTGTTGGAGGACAAACATATAAAGATAAAGGACCTAGAGACGGACGTTATTAATCCAATATAAATGGCTTTAAGAGATCTACTTAATGACACAGCCCTAAAATCAATAAAGTATGGTAATGATCAACTAAACGAAGGATCTAGTGGCCAACCTTATATAACAACAGACGTTAGTGATCCTAATTTAACTAATCTAACTTTAGCTAGAGGAGAATTAGGAAGCATATTACGAAGTGCAGGTATATCTCCTACCATTACTATTAATAATAAAATAGGCAAAGATGCTGGTTTTATAAGAGGTGGATTTTTAGGAGCAGGTACGTCTTCTATAGTAGACACGTTTCGTGTAGGTAGTTGGATAGTAAATAATCCTTTATGGATTGCTAAACAAATAGGCCTACAATTATCTAATCCTAGATTAGAAACCCCTAAAAATATATCATTACTTACTAACCCAGGAAATATATTATCATTAGGAACTAATGGTATAATTCAACCTACCAGAATATATAATTTAGGTATTAATACAGCATTACAGGTTCCTGTTAATGCTTTTGGAGTTCATTTCTATAGACATGGTTTAGGTCCTACAATGGATGATAACCAAAAGTATGAAGCTATAGCAAGAGCTAATAATGATTTTTTAGGATCTTCTAATAATAACAGATTAGTAAGCTTAAAAAGTACATTAAATGTTTTTGACCCAACTCCTATTATTCCTCCATTGTTAGCAGGATTAACTAGTTTTTTACCTCCTAGTATACGTTCATTTGTAGATGATGTTTTAGATAACAATACTCCTATAGATGATTATTTAACAGGTCCTAGTTCTGTTTATGGTATTGGTAAAACCTTAATAAGAAGATATCAAAATACTACTCCTCCTAGTAATGTTCTTGAAGAATTTAGGCAAAAAGGAGAAAAAGCTAGAAAAAATAATACTATTGTTTCTGATACTAGTTACAATATTAGTAGATATTTTGGATTAACACGACAGGTAAATACTGCTGTTAATTTTAACAATGGAAGAAAAATACTATCAGGTCCTGCTGATACATTATCAAATAATGGTAATAATGTTATAAAATATAACAGTCCTTCTACTAAAACATATAGAGAATTATTTGCAGCAATTAATTCAACTACAAACATAACCCAAAGTATCCCGTTTTCAGATGCTGAACGATATAATTTTACAACAGCATCTAATTCTCCATTTGCTGCTGACAGAAGATATTTTACAACACAAGATTTAACAACAAAAGCAGGGTTAAATAGAGGAGCAGCAGATTTTAGATATTACGGAAAACGTAAAACTAGCAATGAAGGTAGTGTAGCTACATATGGTGAAGGAGCAAAAGTATTTGAAAGATACGACTCAGATATATTAACCATAATATTTAGAGGAGTAGACCCATTTCCACCTAGTCCGGGACAACCTTTAAACGAAGAAAGATGGGCGTTCTCAGCATATCTAAGTAACTTCAGAGATGATTTTGGAGCTACATGGAATGATATAAATTATATTGGCAGATCAGAAACTTTTTACATATATTCAAAATTCAGACGTTCAGTATCCTTTAGTTTAAAAATACCTTGTTTCAATAGAACACAGTTATTTGAAAAACATAGAGCATTAGGTCAATTAGCATCTACCACAGCCGGTAGATATAATCCAAATGGTACTAATACTTTAGGTGGTATGTTGTTGAGACTAAACGTAGGAAACTATTTAGTAGGTGAATATGCTACAATGACTAGTTTACAATACAATATACCTGATGATTCATCTTGGGATATAACACCTGAGGCTAGATTAGCTATGTATATTGAAGCAAACTTTAGTTTTAACATTGTACATCAGAAGTTACCTCAGTATTTGCCTAGTAGAGGCACAAACAACAGCAACAATGATGCTGGTTTCTTTGGATATTTACCTAACACAGTAGCAGGAGATGCTGAATTTTTAGGAGTAGAAAATAGAACACGTACTGAACAAAATGATATAATAACAGGTTTTTCTATTAATTTAGATAGTGCATCTTCTAAAGGAACAGTATTAGCTAAAGAAAATCCTAGACCAGTAGTGGGAAATAGTTCACGATATTTAACACAAACTACAACGTAATGAACAGATATCAAAACGGAACAATATTAAAAACAGAAGATGGACAGCCATATTATAAGGGTAAATTTTATCCTAATATACCTGTATCAGAAAATGATTTTTATGTAATAACTTCTGAAGGAGATAGGCTTGATCTTTTAGCTCAATCTTATTATCGTGACTCTACTTTATGGTGGATTATAGCTATGGCAAATAATAATGCAACTAAAGGATTATTATTTCCTGCTCCTGGTACTCAATTAAGAATACCAGTTAACATAGGAGATGTATTAACACAATATAATAATTTTAATAACGCTAGATAAATGTTATGTCGATATTTAAAGATACATTCACTAAACCCGTTAGGGACCAATTAAAAGTTAGAGGAAATGCGTTTTTAAAACGCACTTCTAATGATATCATATACATAAACGGAAGAACGGCTTGGGCTAGAATGGTGTCTGGTGTTGATGTTGGAGGAGATAGTAGATTAGCTAAAGAAAACATATTACAAGGTGGATTATTACAAAACGATGGTAAATCCTTAAGACAAGGCGTTGGTAGTAGTTCCACAGCCAATGCTTACAGCAATATAACTAATGGCACAGATAACTTTTATGGTTTAAGACCAATGCCTGGTATCACTAGTATTGATGTACAAAGTAAATCAGCATATGGTTCAGTACGTGTAGCAACAGTAACATTTAATTGTTGGGATATTAGACAATTAGAAATATTAGAATTACTATACATGAGACCAGGTTTTGTGGTGTTATTAGAGTGGGGTTGGTTGCCGTACTTAGATAATAGTGGTAATATAGTTACAAATCTTAAAGATGGTTTTTATGATGTTTTTAAGTCAAGAACATCTCCTAAAACAGGTAAACCTATATCTCTTCATGAACGTTTAATTGAAGTATACAATAAATCCCAAACAAATGATGCCAATTACGAGGGAATATTAGGCTATATTAAAAACTATAGTTGGTCACAAAGACAAGATGGAGGATACGATTGTACAACCGAAATTATATCAACAGGTGAAGTATTAGAATCATTAAAAGTAAATTATTCTGTAAATTATATTTCATCAACTCAATTAGAAAATGGAATATTATTTACGCCAAAGAAAACCTCAGGAGAATCTTTTGTAGATAAAGCAAAATATGGAGGAAATGTAGCTAAGTTTTATCAAAATAATATTTTAGCTGGGATAGCGGCTGAGTCTATATTCGCTGCTTATACAGCTAATGAACAGGGGGCTATAGTTGATATAGACAAAGGAACCCCATTTACTATACCTGATGCAAATGGTTTCATCACAGGAACTAAGGATCATGCTATAAGGCTTTACGTACTTAAAATATCAAACAAAAACACGTCAGAACAACAAAATAGTAATGGTATTGATCCTAATACCCAAGTATACATGGATTTAGATTCATTTACCAAGATTATAAGCAAACACGTAGTACCATCAAATCCAGATAATGAAGATCCATTAGTACCTATAACTACTAAATCAAGAGAATACCCTTCAGGAGTTAGTTCTGATTTGTATTGTCTGTATCATCCTTTACAAATATCAATGGATCCTAGAGTATGTTTGATTAGAAATGATTTATTTAAAAAAGCACTATCAATAGACCCAGAATATAATTCCCCAGCAACTATTTGGAATATAAGTAGTTTGCCACCTAACCAACAATCATTTGCTTTATTTCTTAAAGGCTATGTTGTAACTCTCTTTAATGATCTTAGAGCTATAGATACTAAAGAAGAAAAAATAACTGCATTGCGAGCACGCATAAATACTTTAAAAGAATTAGCATTTAAAAAAGGCATTGATGAAAAGACAATGGGTAAACTTTTAGCTGATGCTTGGGAAGAATATAAATTTCGAAATTCTGATATAATTTTAGGAGATGCAACAACTGCTTCTGGTACTGTTTCTACTATAACTGATATAAATTATACTGGCATTTTAAATAATAATATAAGATTTAACCCACTAAATGGCAAATTATACCCAGATGAAAGAAGTTTTATAAATGAGGTTTCTGGTTTTGATCTTATCACTGTTCTCAAAATAAAACTTGAAGGTCGTGGAAGTTCTATAGGTACTGATCAAGAATTAAAATTAGCATTAGGAGAAAATTATAGTAAAATATACATTCCTGATAATAATGTTGCTAAAGCTGCTCAAGAAGATATTATAGCAACTATAAATGATCTTAGAGAAGATGAAGCTAGACAAAATATTAAATTTGAAGCTATTGATTTTTTAGAAAGATTACCAGAAGGAAAAAATTTTAGAGAATCAATCAATGGTAAAAATTTAGGAAATATAGGAAATATATTTATTAATTTACTTAATGTTATTAATTTAGCTACTGATGGTAATTTAGAGGCAAATGACGTTAAAGAAAAACAAGAAATTAATTTATATGATTTTATAAAAAAATTAATGGGTCAAGTTCAAAGTTCTATAGGTAACCTAAACAACTTTGATATACATGTTGATCCCATTGATGGTATAGGTAGAATTATAGATATTAATTATGTTGATGAGAAAAAAACAAGTGAAGCATATGCTAACGCATTTACATTTATAAGTCAAGATAACAATGGTATTCCTACTTATAATGGATTAATAAATAATGTTCGCTCATACAAAATAAATTCTAAAATATTTAAAGAACAAAGTAGTATTGTAGCTATCAGTGCCCAAAATGGAGGCGGAGTAATGGGATTAGACAATGAAACCTTAGTAGGATTTCAAACTGGTCTTACAAATAGGCTAGCTCCAAACACAAAACCAGCATCTGCTCCCTTTATTAAGAATCAAGGAGCAGAAATAATAGGAGTATTAAGCCAATCTCTGTCTTTACTTGTAAAATTTTTAGAAGATTTAAACTGGATTGAAAATAGATTTTGGCCTGATAAAGAAAGAGAATACGATATAGAAAATTCAGAAAAATATAAAAACGCTTTACGTGATATGATAAAAGCGTTTATAGCATTTTCCAAAGATGATGCTGAATTTAAAGCTATAATCCCAACTACTGTATCTTTAGAATTAGACGGTATTGGAGGTATTATCATAGGTCATATGTTTAGATTACCTGATGAAGTTCTACCTGCTGGTTATAAAGGAGATATAATAAACCAAAATAAAATAGGTAGAAAGTTAGGATACCTAGTAACTAGATTAGGTCATAAAATATCAGATTCTGATTGGGTTACTAGTATAGAAGCCCAAACCATAATACTGGAAGACCCAGAAAAAACAAAGAAATTAGATTTTTCTAAACTTTTAGAAGAGGCAGACGCTACAGATGTAATAACAATAAATACAAATACAGGACAAGCCACTATTAAAGAAGTTGATACTCAACCTGCTACCCCTCCAGCAGTATCAAATACCCCAGAGCAAGATTTTTGGACTTTAGTAGCTATATGTGCTACAGAAGCAGGAACTACAGATGCACAAGGACAAGCTGACGTAGCTCAATCAATATATAATAGATTAGGTTCAAAAGCATATTCGGCTAATTCTATAACTAAATTAATATTAAATAGAGGCCAATATGAACCAACATGGAAATTCCCTAGAGGACCTGAACGTGGAGAAGGAAATCCTAATCAAGCATGGTATAATATAACAAATGCTACGACAGCAGCTGCAGCAACTGGATTACCAGGAGATTTATTATTTCAAGTAGCTAAAAATCTCCAAAGAACGGATTTACAAAGAAACGCAGCTCAATTTATTCAAGGAAGAACTGACTTTTTAGGATCAGCTCAATCTGCTGCAGCAATGACTAAAAATGGTACTAAAGTACAAAGAACTCCAAGAAGCAATAAATTTGGATTTTCATTTAATTATACTAAAAATACAACATATCCTGTTCCTGATTTTATTAACAAAATAAATGTAGTTTACAAATAATATGAGATACCCTAAAAACCAGTTAAAAGAAAATTTACATACACCAGGAGGAGAATTTATTGATACTTCTAATAATAGAGTGTATAGTGGGTATTATTGGGAATTAAATGGAAGATATTTTGTAGGTAAAACAGCATCCAACAATGCTATTGAACTTAAAAAAGCAACTCCTGAAGAAATACAAAGAGCCCAATTAAATAAAACTGAAGGAATAAATAATGTATCTAAAAGAACAATATTGTCATCTAATGCAAATGTTACTGGCATTCCTGCTAACACGAGTACTTCTAGTATTCGTTATTTTTCAAAACAAATTAACGTAACTCCCATAATTATAAAAGAAATAAATAAAGATACTTTTGATAGTATTAAAGGCAATCCATTATATCAAACTATATCTTTAGGTTCTGATTCGATATACTTAAACTCGCCAGCATTAGATGCGGCTGAAAGAAATTTTCCTGGGATAAAAACATTTTTAGGATTAGATTCAGCATTTACAGGTGAAGGGGAATCATTAGATTTGGCTACCGCTATTAAGATAGCTACATTTAACGCTAAGCAAAAAGGAGGTTCAGGTAGTTACACCAAAATAGATGAAAAAATATCTAGACTACCTAATAACAACTATAAGGCTGTTATAACTTTAAGAAAAGACTCTTAAGTTGTAAAGTCAAGAAAGCTTTATTATCTTTATAAAAATAAAGGTTATATGGCATTCTACGTTATAGAAAAAGAAAATCAATTAGAGAAATTAGAGCATTTTGGAGATTGTTTTATTGATTTTATCTCACAAAACAACAATTTTCATCCTAAAATTAGTCCTTTAAGTTTAATATACCTTAGACCATTAAATGATCATAAGGGTTATATATTTTGCTTAGATCACAGTGAAACATTTTCCTTAGATAAGGAATATGTTATCAACTGGATTAACAATAACACCCAGAAATTATTTACCCCTGATAAAAAAAGAGCTCTGTATTATTTTAATAATTTTGATAAGTTATATGATATTAACTTTATAGAGGATATACCCTTAGACAAATTACAAACAAACAATTGTATTGATTTTTATTATAGAAAACACCATGCTTTACCTAATGTAAATTGCTTAATTCCTCTTAGTAAACATTATGAGGATAAAGAAAATTTATTTGGATTAGCTAAACCTATTATATCTCAATTTAGCGAAAATGATGAGGTATATAAATTCAATAATAATCAAACAACACGAGTATTTTTTGAAATAGAAAATAACGGTATAAAGATAGATAAAGATTGCTTTATCGATTGCTATGGTAGTGACTTAAGACATCCTGAATTCAATATACTAAAAGGCAAAATATATTCACATTATAATCTATACACAACTACCAGTAGACCATCTAATTCATATAATCATATTAATTTCGTTGCATTAAATAAAAATAATGGCGAACGATTATGTTATCGCCCAGCAAACGATATGTTTATTGAATACGATATTCAAGGGTATCATCCACGATTACTAGGTGAGATGATCAATTTTAATTTTACAGATAAAAACGTATATGAAGTATTAGGTGAACTATTAGGAGTATCAACACAAGAAGCCAAAGAATTAACGTTTAAACAAACTTACGGAGGTGTATGGGGTGATTATCAAAATAAACCATTCTTTAAAGATATAGTAAAACTTACAGACAGTATTTGGGATATGTATCAGTTTGGTAAATACTATGAAACAGAAAATAGAAAATTTACCTATGATAAAGACATGACTCAGTCTAAATTACTGAATTACATTATACAAAGTAAAGAAACATCTACCAATGTCAAAATATTATCCGAAATAGTAGATTATTTGAAAGATAAACAAACCAAATTAGTGTTATATACTTATGATGCGTTTTTGTTTGACTTTGCAAGGTCAGATGGAAAAGAAACATTAATCGAATTACAACGAATAATAAAATATCCAACAAACATTAAAAAAGGCAAAACATACCATAATCTACAAAAAATATAATATGAAGTTCTCGTTTATAAACAATCCCGATATATTTATTGATAATGAAATTTCATCAATAAGCATGGGACAAAAGTTATTTTGTACTTTTACGTTACACGGTGATCTAGATAAAACACTAGATAACATAACAGATAAATATACAATTTTATACAATAAAATATTTGTTTTAGAATCACCACAAAGCGAGGAATTAATGTGTACTTATAATATAGATACACATAATACCAATGACGTTCCTCTGTCTCATACTATACTGATACACCGTAAAAAGGAAAGTAATACATTATATACTATTAATGCATTAAATACATTAATTAAATTATTAAATAATGGTGTAATTGATACTAAATATCCTATAAATTGGCCAGAGTATCGCAATAGTTTAATATTGACTAATGGCGATAGTATACGTAAATTAGAAACGGCTATACACTCTATAATCAATCTTTAAGATAGATTTGGAAGGCCAAAATCAAGGTTTTATATTTATACAAAATAACAAGTTATGGATTTATCATTAATTAAACAGAAGCTTGCCGCTTCTCAAAGCAAAGGCAAACCAAAAGAAAAAACAGATTATTCAAAGATATTCTGGAAACCAAAACCAGGTAAATACCAAATACGTATCTTACCTTCTAAATTCGACAAATCTAATCCTTTCCGTGAAATTTATTTTCACTACGGATTTGCAAGAGGTCCAATTCTAGCATTAACAAACTGGAATGAAAAAGATCCTATTGTTGAATTTGCAAAACAATTACGCAAATCATCAGACAAAGACGATTGGCAATTAGCTAAAAAAGTTGAACCAAAATTACGTTATTTCGCACCTGTATTAGTACGTGGTGAGGAAGAAAAAGGTGCCCGTTTATGGGAATTTGGTAAATTAACTTATGAGCAATTGTTAGGTATTGCTGCTGATGAAGACTATGGTGATTACACAGACATTACTGATGGACGTGATTTTACCATTGAGGCAGTTGAAGACACCGTTGCTGGCAGAAAGAGTGTAAAATGCTCTATTCGTCCTAAAGTTAAATCATCACCTATCTCAGAAGATGCTGCTTTAGTACAGAAAGTATTAGACGAACAACCTGATATTTTAACCGTTAATAAACATCATACATTTGAGGAGTTACAAGAAACCCTTAACAAATGGTTAAACCCAGAGGAAACTGCTGAAGAAACAGAAACACCAGTAGCATCAGCTACTGATGAAGATGAAGATGAAGCAGGTGATTTACCTTGGGAAAAAGAAATACCCGCACCGTCTCCTTATAAAGTAGAAGCACCTGCTAAAACAAGTAATGCGGATAAATTTGATAGTTTATTTAACGACTAAAATATATGGCAAAGAAAGACAGTTTAACGACTGCTATATCAGACGGTTTGAAAAAGCCGTTTGATATAGAGGCGTTTAAAAAATCAAAATACTTAGATCAATCTTCTAAGTTTAAAAAACAAAGATGGATACCGTTTTCACCTGCAGTTAAAGAGGCATTATCTATTCCTGGTGTTCCTATGGGACACGTTTATATAGCTCGTGGTGGATCTGATACTGGTAAAACTACTCTATTAATTGAAACAGCAGTAGCAGCTCAAAAAATGGGAATACTACCTGTATTCATCATCACTGAAATGAAATGGGATTTTTCTCATGCTAAAATGATGGGTCTAGAATTAGAGGAAGTAGTAGATGAAGAAACAGGTGAAGTAAACTACAAAGGATTCTTCTTATATGTAGATAGAGCATCTCTAAATACTATTGAAGATGTAGCTGGGTTTATTGCTGATATTCTAAATGAGCAAAAACAAGGAAAATTACCACATGATTTATTATTCTTGTGGGATTCAGTAGGCTCAATACCATGTGATATGAGTGTTAAACAAGGAAATAACAATCCTATGTGGAATGCAGGAGCAATGGCTACTCAATTTGGTAATTTTATTAACCAACAGTTTCCATTATCTCGTAAAGAAAAATATCCATATACAAATACATTGTTTGTTATTAATAAAACAGGTGTTCAACCGGCTTTAACGCCTATGTCTCAACCTAGAATGACAAATAAAGGTGGTAATTCAATGTATTGGGATGCTACTATCGTAACTACATTTGGTAACGTAACTAATAGTGGAACATCTAAAATATTTGCTCAACATAAGGGTAAAAAAGTAGAGTTTGCTAAACGTACTAAAATAGCAATCGATAAGATTCATGCTGATTGTGGTATAGCAACTTCAACTACAGTTATTGTTACTCCTCATGGTTTTATTCCTGACACTAAAGAAGCAGAAAAGGCATATAAAGCTGCTCATGCGCATGAATGGTTCGGTGAAAAAGTAGATATTGAAAAACTTCAAATAATTGAAGATAGTTCAGAATGGGAAGAAAGTAGTAGAATATCACCAATGATTGAAGTAGACAATGAAGAATAAGTATGCCCAACTTTTAGCCAACATAAATAATAATCCTCGTAATGCTCAAGACTCAATTTTAATAATTGATGGGTTAAACGCTTTCCTAAGATCATTTACGATGATAAACCACATAAATCCAGATGGAGCCCACATAGGTGGGCTCACTGGGTTTTTAAAATCAATTGGGTATGCTATAAAACTGATAGATCCAACTAAGGTAGTTATTGTATTTGATGGTGTAGGAGGATCGAACAATAAAAGAAATCTATATCCCGACTATAAAGCAAATAGGAATAAAAGTCGTATGACTAATTATTCTATATTTAGTAGTAAGGAAGAGGAAAGCGAAGCTATCAATAATCAAATTAGTAGACTAATTCAATACCTTAAATGCCTACCAGTTAGTATAATCTGTATAGATGGTATTGAAGCTGATGATGTTATCGGTTATCTCGCGGTTAAATTTGAGAATTTCGCGCTAACTAAAGAAGTCACCATTATGTCCGCTGACAAAGATTTCTTACAGTTAATAAGCGATAAAACACAAGTTTATTCACCTGTTAAGAAAAAAATATACAAACCTGAAGATGTAAAAACCGAATATGAAATTGACCATCTGAATTTTGTAAATTATAAGATATTAATGGGTGATCAATCAGATAATTTACCTGGTGTACCTGGTTTAGGGCCTAAAAAATTACTTAAACTATTTCCTATTTTAAATGAAAATAAAAAGATTAGTTTAGATGAGATAATAGAGTATTCTAAAACCAAGATTAATGAACATGCTTTATATTCATCTGTTATAGAAAGATCACATCAACTACACATAAACAAACAGTTAATGGATTTGCAAACTATTCCGTTATCTGATGAAAATAAAAAAGAAATACAACAAAGTTTCAATAATCAATTCTCATTAAATAAACACGTGTTTATGCAGATGTATTTAGCAGACCATTTAGGTGAAAGCATACCTAATACATCAAACTGGCTTAATCAAATTTTTGGAGGGCTAGACAATTTTTAGTATATTAAAATAAAGGTTTATGACAAATTCAACATTAAATAAATTACAAAATTACGGTAGTGTTTTCCAGGTTAAAGTGTTAGGAGCATTATTGACTCAACGTGATTTTTTATTAAATATATCTGATTCACTTGATAGTGAATATTTTGAAAATCCATCTCATAAATGGGTTGTTGACTATATTATAAAATATTTTGAACAATATCATACTTATCCTACTGCTGAAACATTATCAATTGAAATCAAAAAGATAGACAATGATGTATTAAGAATATCTTTAGTTGAATCAATTCGTGAAGCATATAAATTGGCAGACGCAAGTGATTTAGAATGGGTTGAAAAAGAATTCTCTAATTTTTGCCAAAACCAACAGATGAAAAAAGCAATCATGACTTCTGTTGATTTATTGAGTTTAGGTGATTATGATGGTATTAAACAATTAATTAATCGCGCTTTAAAAGCAGGTGAAGATAAAAACATAGGCCATATTTACGAGGCTGATGTTGAGTCTCGTTATAGGGATGATGATAGAAGAGCTATTCCATTTCCTTGGAAAGTATTTAATGAGTTAACACAAGGAGGATATGGTAAAGGTGATCTAGTACTATTATTCGGTAATCCAGGTGGTGGAAAATCATGGGGTGTGATAGCAATGGGAGCTTATGCTGCTGCTTTAGGATATAACGTAGTACATTATACTTTAGAATTATCTGAAGGATATGTAGGTAAGAGATATGATGCTGTATTCTCAGGTATAGACGTTGATAAATTAGATAAACATCGTGATGCCGTACAAGATGCTATATCTAAAGTAAAAGGTAAAATTGTAATTAAAGAATATGCCCCTAAACGAGCATCATTAGATACAATTGAGTCTCATTTACAACAGTTAGAACACCAAAACGAATTCAAACCAGATTTAATCATTATTGATTATTTAGATTTATTACGTACTAAAGGAAGAAAAGAACGTAAAGAAGAAATTGATGATGTTTATACTGATGTAAAAGGATTAGCTAAAGAATTAGGAATACCTGTAGTATCACCTTCACAAGCAAATAGAACAGGTGCTGATAAAGGAATTTTACAAGCTGAAAATGCAGCTGGTTCGTATGATAAAATCATGATTGGTGATATTATTATATCCTTAGCACGAGGTAGAAAAGATAAAGTAAATGGAACAGGTAATTGGCATTTTATTAAAAATAGATACGGAGCAGACGGATTAACTTTTGGTTCTCATATAAATACATCTACAGGATATATAGATATATATGATCAGCCATTGGACGATGAAGACACACCTGAACTAAAAGGTAAAAATAAACGTACTAATGATTATTCAGAAGTAGGGGACGAAGATAAGCAAATTCTTCGTAGTAAATTTTTATCTTATCAGTAATATTCTTATATTTATAGACCCAAAAATAAAAATTATGATTACAGTTAAACGTTATACAGCAACTTGGTGTGGCCCATGTAAAGCGCTAGCACCTATTATGAATGAAATACAAAGTGAGTTACCAAATGCTAATTTTGTTACGATTGATGTAGATATGCACAAAGAGGCAGCAATGAATGACAATGTTTCCTCAGTACCTACAGTTATCTTGTCTAAAAACGGGCAAGAATTGCACCGATTTACAGGTGTAAAACCTAAAAGTGTTATAATTGAGTTAATCAAACAATTTTCTTAACAATTAAATAAAAACAAATATGAACATAGAACAAAGTATCTTGAGTGACATCACTGTCTACATGAAGTACGCCAAATTTAATCCTGAATTAAATAGAAGAGAGACATGGCATGAATTAGTTGATCGTAATAAAAATATGCATTTAAAGAAATTTCCTCATTTAGCTGAAGAAATTGAAAATGCATATAAATTTGTATATGATAAAAAAGTATTACCATCAATGCGTTCAATGCAATTTGCTGGTAAACCAATTGAGATAAATAATGCTCGAGTATTTAACTGTTCATATCTTCCTATTGATGATTTAGCATCGTTCTCAGAAATAATGTTTTTATTATTATCAGGATGTGGAGTAGGATACTCAGTACAACAACACCATATTGAAAAATTACCTGAGGTAAGAAAACCACTAAAATCAAAACGTTATTTAGTAGGTGATTCAATTGAAGGATGGGCTGATGCAGTTAAAGTATTAATGAAAGCCTATTTACGTGGAGGGCCAGCACCTTTATTTGATTTTAGAGATATTCGTCCTAAAGGTGCTCAGTTAATTACTGTAGGTGGTAAAGCACCTGGACCTGAGCCTTTAAAAATTGCTTTAATACATGTACAAGCTATTTTAGATAGAAAACAAGACGGAGATAAATTAACATCATTAGAATGTCATGATATTATTTGTCATTTAGCAGATGCTGTATTGTCAGGTGGTATTAGAAGAGCAGCTTTAATTGCTTTATTTAATCTAGATGATGAAGACATGCTAACTTGCAAATTCGGTAATTGGTGGGAACAAAACCCACAACGCGGAAGAGCAAATAATACAGCAGTATTAATTAAATCTAAAATTGAAAAAGATATATTTCTTGATTTATGGAAAAAAATTGAACTAAGCAATTCAGGTGAACCAGGATTTATATTTTCAAATGATAAAGATGCAGGTACTAATCCTTGTGCTGAAATTAACTTACGTCCTAATCAATTCTGTAATTTATGTGAAGTAAATGCTTCAACTATTGAATCACAGGAAGATTTAAACGCTAGAGTAAAAGCAGCAGCATTTATAGGTACATTACAAGCATCATATACTGATTTCCATTATTTAAGAGATGTATGGAAAAAAACAACTGAAAAAGAAGCACTATTGGGTATCGGAATGACTGGTATTGCTTCAGGAGCAGTATTAAATTTTAGCTTAAAAGAAGCAGCTAAAACAGCAACAGAGGAAAACGCTCGCGTTGCTGAAATATTAGGAATTAATAAAGCAGCTCGTGTTACATGTGTAAAACCATCAGGAACTACATCATTAGTATTAGGTACTTCAAGTGGTATTCATGCTTGGCACGATGATTTCTATTTAAGAAGAATTCGTATTGGTAAGAATGAGGCATTATATACCCACCTCCAAATCCACCACCCAGAATTATTAGAAGATGATTTCTTTAAACCACATATTCAAGCGATTGTAACTATTCCTCAAAAGGCACCAGTAGGCTCTATTACACGTCCTAAAGAAACGGCAATTGAATTGTTAGAAAGAATTAAAAAATTCAATAAAGAGTGGATTAAACCAGGCCACAGAAAAGGAAGCAATATGCATAACGTTTCAGCTACAGTAAATATCAAACAACAAGAATGGGAAACTGTAGGTGAGTGGTTATGGGATAATAAAGAATATTTTACTGCATTATCATTCTTACCTGAAGATTTAGGAACATATACACAAGCTCCATTTGAAACTATAACTGAGGCTGAATTTAATGAACGTGTTGGTCATCTACATTCATTGGATCTATCTAAAGTAGTAGAGTATAGTGATGAAACAGCATTAATGGATCAAGCCGCTTGTGCTGGTGGAGCATGCGAGATAGTTTAAATATAGATTATTATAAAGACGGAGATAGGGTGGTATTTACCGCCCTATTTCACGTTAAACGCGGATTTTGCTGCGGTAATAAATGCAGACATTGCCCTTATACACCAAAATATATTAAAAATAATACTACTATGGATATAGAAATGTTAAAAGCCTTAAAAGAGCAGGCAGAATTACTAGAAAAAAACCAAGATAGTCTTACTCCATCTGAAAAGATAGAAAAAGCAACGGAAATACACCAAAAATTGGAACAGCTACTATCAGCAATAGATATAAACACTGAAGAAACTGAGTAGGAATATTATATTTTTTAATATTTATTGGTAAACTAAATAATAATATGCCATTAGTATATAGATTAACCAAAGGATCTCCATTAACCCACGCAGAATTAGATGGAAATTTCCAATTTCTTACAGGATCTATCAATTCCATATCGGGAGCATATGCTACTACCGGTTCAAACACTTTTATTGGTAACCAAACAATACAGGGTAATTTAACAGTATTAGGCACTGGTTCCTTTACATATACTACATCCTCTATCACAGTAATTAGTGCCTCAACATTTGCAGTATCTATATCTAGTCCTACAATACGTTATGGTATATATGATGTTCTTGACTCAGGAGCATCAATAGCTACATCATCTCTCGCTTGGGATTCTTTAAACAAATATTGGATATATAGAAATATAACAGGTTCTGTCACTAGTAGTGCAATATTATTAACAGGCCCTGTAGGTACAGGAGGTTTAGGTACAGAAGCAAGTATTCCTCAATATAGAGTTCCAATGTCTAATGGTAACCAATCATTAGTTAGCTCTAATATATATTCAAGTGGATCAGCAAATATAATAACTGGATCTATAACAGCAATTGGTAGTAATAATACAGCATTAATAACTGCTAAAGACATAGCATCAGATAGTATTGGTTTTGCTGTAAACTCAGGAAATGATAATAAGGGATTCTTTTGGTATGCTCAACCTATTGATAGATTAGCTATAGGTATAGGTGGTGTAGGTTCTTTATTTATGTCAGCTAGTAATGCTGGGGCTAATGGATTTTTTAGTTTCAATAAACAAACCTCAAATGCCCCAATAGATATTTTAGGTAATACCATTATCACAGGTTCATTAAATGTTACTGCTGGTGTAACAGGATCATTATTAGGTACAGCAACTACAGCTTCATATGTTCTAAACGCGGTTTCAAGTTCATTTGCTACAACAGCTTCATTCTATGGAGGTAGTGTTACAAGTGCTTCATTTGCTACAACTGCTTCATATGTTCTAAACGCGGTTTCAAGTTCGTTTGCAACAACGGCCTCATACGTTTTAAATGCTGTTAGTTCTTCATTTGCTACAACAGCATCATATGTTTTAAATGCGGTCTCTGCTTCATATGTTTTAAATGCTGTAAGTGCTTCTCGCGCTGTAAGTGCTTCATTCTCAACAAATGCTTTAACATTAAATAGTACTGCTTCATCTGTATTTGCTACTACCGGTTCAAATAATTTTGTTGGAACACAAAACATAAATGGTAATACTAATATTACTGGCTCATTAGTAGTATCAGGTTCATCAACATTTAGAAATATTGGTATAGCTGAGATGACTGGTTCATTGTTAATGAATACATTAGATGGAAGAAGATTATTTAGAGCTAGTTCTTCATTATCTTCATCTATAAGTTCTTCAAATGAACCTACAACAGCATCATTTAATGGTAGTGGATTTTTAAATACTAATCTTGGTAGCTCCCAATGGGATTCTAATTTTGATGTATATTATGCTGGTGTATCTGGTGGTGATGAAACCCAAGTAAGCCCAGTTTTTACAGCTTCAGCTGATAATAATTTCTATAATGACTTTACTTTTGGATTTTCACCAAGACCACAAATAACTCTATCACCAAGTGGAACTATCCAATCTTATAAATTATATGTTTATGACTCTGGAAGCAGTCAGTGGTATGTAAAATCAGCTATTTCTGAGAATACTTTAGAAAATGGAGTTACTGTTACTTTATCTGGACTAACCAGTACTAATTTTGGAAATGATTTAGTTAATACAGCCGGTTTTAATTCTACGTCAGACCCAACAAGTAATGTTAATACTATAACTTATGTTTCTGGAACATTACAGTCATTTTCATCTTCATTAGTTGATATAAATGCTCCTGTATCTATAACAGGATCATTAAATTTAACAGGTAGTTTTTTTGTAAATGGTCAAAAACAATTTAACTATATTTCATTATTCCATACAGCAAGTATATCACCAACTCAAAATGTTTCTGGGTCATTTATTTATAGTACTGTAGCTACATCAAGTGGAATATCATTAACTAACAATAGTAGAATAACATTTGCAAATACAGGTTTATATAATTTACAATTTTCAGCTCAATTATTTACTCAAACTGGAGCCACAGTTGATATTTGGTTTAAGAAAAATGGTGTAAACATCACTAATTCAGGCACTAAAATAGGACCTACATCAAACAATACTTACCATGTTCCTGCTTGGAATTTTATGGATACATTTGAGTCAGGTTCATATATTGAAATAGCATATCAAACTGATCAAACAAATACTCAATTTTTGTATGCAACGGCTACAGGCAACATTCCAGCTATACCTTCAATAATAGCAACAGTTACTCAAGTAGTTTAAGAAAAATTTGGCCTCTTACGAGGCCTTTTTTATCTTTATAAAAAATAAAGTTATGAAAGTATCACATGAAGTCCCTTTAGCGTTACTAGAACGCAGTAAACATTTTAATGATTACGATTATTGTTTACCTCATCTGTTAGACAAGTATGAAATGTATAAAAACTATTTTCTACAGACTAGACTTGATGAACGTTTTATTATTATGGATAATGGGTTATTTGAAGGTGTGACTCATACAAATGAGGACTTAATTGAAAAAATTAACTTAATTAAACCTGATATTTTTATTACACCTGATGCTTGGAACAATACTAGTGCCACTTATAAAAACGCTAAATATTGGATGAATACTCTTAAAGCACAATTACCATCAGAAACCAAACTAATGGTTGTACTACAGGGTAAAACAGTTGAAGATTTTATTAATTTATATGATAAATGTATTGATTTAGGTTTTAAACATTTTGCATTTAATCATTCATCTGAGGTGTATCAACGTTTATTTCATCATCCAAATAAACTAGTTAATCAAATGATGGGTAGGATTGAATTGGTTACTTCATTTAAAAAACAAGGTTATATTTTAGATAATCACTATATCCATTTATTAGGTGCTAGTTTACCTCAAGAATTTATATATTACAAAGGACTTAACTACATCAATTCAGTTGATACATCTTCACCTATTATAAATGGTATTTTAGGAATCATATATGAAGAATACGGTTTGCTAACTAAACCATCAAATAAAATTGAAGAATTTTTTGAAGATAGTTTGGATGGCAAAATGGGAGATATTACCTTTAATATAAATAAGTTTAAGGAATATTTATTATAATGAAGGACCTAATTATAAAATATTTTAGAGGTCATCCCTTAAACATAGATGAATGTGTTAAACTAATGGAGGCTTATATGATTAAAATAGGTAAAAATAATCCAACTATAATACAAAAACTAATAGATCCTATGAATCCGTTTGCACATGGTTTATTACAACAAGCAGTAGAAGTATCTGCTCGTACATTGTCTGAGGACTATAGTATAACAAGAGTCATTTCAAAAGAAGGTCACTTGTTAATGATATATTAAGTATGCTCCTTTCGTCTATCGGTTAGGACATCAGGTTTTCATCCTGGAAAGACGAGTTCGATTCTCGTAGGGAGTACAATGAGTAAGAGATACTCAGCAGTCTTTAATCCAAGACATAAACAATGGATAGGGTATTGGGCCGGACATCCTTACTAATAAAAACGCCGACCTCGTGGGGATAAAGGATACTGGCATGTTTCCTCCCAGTAATGCTGCTTTTTAGTTTTATGTGGTAAGACACTAATGTGTTTGTTTTCAAGAAAACTAAACCGTTAAAATCTACTATCTGGAATCTCAGGATAGGAAAAATAGTCAGGTGGCGGAATGGTAGACGCAGAAGTTAGAAGAGAGGGATTATCAATGTTGGTTAGTGGATTGATTACCTCGTCTAATGGATTAAATAACTCACACCAACTGTTATGAGTTATACAGGTTCAAGTCCTGTCCTGACTACAATAGCCCCGCTCGCGAGGGGATCGTAATACCGGTAAAGCCTCTTAACAATGCTCACTAGTACCGTCTCATCGTATAGGAGATAGAGTTAGCCTTCTCAACGTTGTTCAAAAAGGCATATAGTCAGGTGGCTGAATAGAAAGGCAAAACACGACATTAAAGACGGAGAGCTTGGCCGTCACTCGAAAGAGTAAACCGTAGGAGTTTCAGCGTTCGTCGTGCGGGTAAACGGAAGCGGTGTAGGTGCAAGTCCTACCCTGACTACAAATAATGCTCGGGTGGTGGAACTGGTAGACACGCAGGACTTAAAATCCTGTGTCCTTTAAAGACGTGCGGGTTCAAGTCCCGCCCCGAGTACAAAATAAATTTTTAGTAGGTTTGGAAGGCCAAATCTTCTACTTTATATTTATATTATAATAAATAAAAGTTATGTCACAAGAAAATTTTATATCACTTTATGATTACTTAGGTAAAGCAGCTGGCGCTGATTTAGGCAAAAAAGTTAACGAATACGCCCAGCTTAGGAAACAACCTCACAGAGTTCGCTATATAGATAATCCAACATACCATGGTTATGTAAATTTATATACTAGGGAATTTCTACAAGAATTTTTTCAGACAAAATATATGATTGAAAATGAAAAATAAAAAATATGCGGTTTTGAGTTTAAGTGGAGGAATGGATTCTTCTACTTTATTACTTCATTTGTTAAATGAGGGTTTTGATGTTACATGTTTAAGTTTTAATTATGGTCAAAAACATAAAGTAGAATTAGAACGAGCAACTAGTTTAGTAGAATATATTAATAGTCATTTTAATGTAGATGAAGAATCTAAAACTGTAGATTATCCATACTATGTAAAACACCAAATCATCAAACTAGATGGTTTGTCTCAATTACTTAATTCTACATTAGTTGAAGGTGGTTCTGAAGTACCTGAAGGTCACTACGCAGAAGAAAACATGAAAGATACTGTAGTACCTAATCGTAATAAAATATTCAGTTCTATTATTCAAGCAGTAGCATTATCAATTGCAGATAAAAATAATACAGATTGTTATATTGCAATGGGTATCCACGCAGGTGATCATGCTATTTATCCTGATTGTAGACAAGAATTTAGAGATGCTGATTTTGAAGCATTCAAAATGGGAAATTGGGGTGCTGAAAAAGTAAAAATATATACTCCTTATTTATATGGAGATAAATTTACTATTTTAGCTGATGGATTAGATTGTTGTAATAGATTAGGATTAGATTTTGATGAAGTATATAAACGTACTAATACAAGTTATAAACCAATTTTAATATTAGAAAGAACAGAAGCTGGTAGTCCATACAATAAATGGTACTCAGATTACAAATCAGCATCATCAGTAGAACGAGTAGAAGCATTCCTTAAATTAGGTCGTCCTGATCCTTGTGAGTATGCAGATGAAACTGGTCCTGTAACTTGGGAAACAGTAGTAGAACATGTAACTAAAGTACTATCAGAACATGAAAAATAAAAAGAAACATCCCGATCCTAAAAACCACCAAGTAGTAAGTTTTATAAAATCTGGTATTAGAATACTTGGATATATATTATTACCGTTTAATATAGGAGCAGCAGCAGTAGTACTTACAATATCAGAAGGAATAGGTATAGTAGAAGAACTAGTTTGATAAAAAAACAAATATATATTGAACCACACCTAGCCCACTTGTATATCAGAGTGCCAGATCATCTCTGGCACACTGCTACTCATTATACTCGTATTCCAAGTACTGATCCTCTATTTCCATATAGTGAGGAAGAGGGAAAGTTTGGATGGTTTGATATGGTTTACTTATATGAACCTATAGTAGATCCATCAGGCGCTATTCGTAAAGAAGAGTGGATATATGTTTTAGTAAATAAGTCTATGCATGGTATGGTTAAAATAGGTATGACAACTAATACTGTTGAAGAACGAGCTAAACAAATAAACCAAGCTACAGGTGTTCCAACACCTTGGATTCCAGTTTATAAATTCAGATGTTATGGCTCTCGTTACTTAGAAAAAGAAGTACATGATTATTTAGCCCAATATAGAGTATCAGGTAATAGAGAAATGTTTGCTATTGATGCTGTAACAGCACAAGAAGCTATTGAAAAATTAGGCACATACTACTCAAATGCCTTATATGTAGCTAGCGAAATAGGGAAAGAAAGTTTGGAAGGTCAAGACTAAAATCTTACATTTAAATAAATAAATAAGTTATGAGTAAATTAAACAGAACAGCAAAACTAGCATTTTACAATGCTCGTAAGCAAAACGGTGACACCCAAAGGTTAGCCGCAAAGACAGGTTTCACAGAACGTTTTATCAACTACGTTATTCGTGGTGAAAGAAGTGTTAACAACGAATTAGCTAACGCTATGTACAGCATTTCTCGTTCTAGAAAAACTAACAGTCAAATGGCTAATGCCTAAGCATTAGTTAACACCTCCTTCATTTGAGGGAGGTGTTTTTTTATTTTAAAATTATTATGACAAAATTTCAATCAACAAAATTATTTGACGGATTCAGTTGTGTATTCCGTCAATGGAAAGCAGAAGGTACTCACTGCAAATTTCTCCATGGTTATGGAGTAGCATTTAGAGTATGGTTTGAAGGCGAATTAGACGAACGCAATTGGGTTTGGGATTTTGGTGGTATGAAGCGTGCCAAAGGAACTATCGATGGTATGAACCCTAAAGCATGGATGGACTATATGTTTGATCATACTGTTATTATAGCAGATGATGATCCTTATATTGAAATATTTTATAAAATGGAGATAGATAATCTTATCCAATTAAGGATTATTCCAGCTACAGGAGCAGAACAATTTGCAAAATACATTTATGATAAATTAAATAAATTTATTAAAAAGGAAACTGATGGTCGTGTAAAAGTAGTTCGAGTTGAATTTATGGAACATAATAAAAATACAGCTATATATGAGTAAAATAGACCCAAATAAATTATTAATATCCTCAGACTTTTATAGTGTACAAGGAGAAGGTATATCATCAGGAATACCATCATACTTTGTACGTTTAGGTATTTGTAACCTAACCTGTGGTATGAGCAGAAAATTTGCTAATCAGTTAGCAAAAGACAAATCATTAGAAGACGGAGAAATATTCATTGGTGATTTACATCATGAAGGTAAAGCAACTTGGACTTGTGATTCAACATCTCAATGGTTATGGAGAGGTGTAGACCAAGACTTTCAATATTTAATTGATCGATGGAAAGAGCAGGGTATCTACGAAGATATTAAAAATAGTACTATTCATATCATTTGGACTGGTGGTGAACCTACAATTAAAGGACATCAGGAAGCAATTGTTAATTTTCATAAGTACTGGAAATCGGTAGACCCATCAATTAATAAAATTATATCAGGTGGTTTAGTAAGTACTGATAAGATAACAGCATTTAGTGAAATAGAAACAAACGGTACAGTAGTGATTGATGAACCACTTTGGATTCAATTAGACCAAATCAACTGCTCACCTAAGCTATCTAATTCAGGTTTAGATGCTAAACAACGCATCAATCCAGATGCTATCAAACGTATAATGGAACATTCAAATTACCAATTTAAGTTCGTTATTTCAAATGAAGATGATATAGTTGAAATGTTCCGTGACTTTGTAGAACCATTTAATATTCCACTTAAAAATGTGGTTTGTATGCCTGGTTTAGACGATGCTGCTAACTTTGAAGAACGTACTCAGTTTGTATTAGAGATGGCTAAAAAATATAAGTTTAGAGGTTTAACTCGTTTACATATTGCGGCTTGGAATAAAACATTAAATGTATAAGTTATGAAAACTAGGATTCATGTTAACCAACATCACATTAGATCAAACAAGACAAAAGGTACCAACTTACCAGTTATAACAGTTAAGCAAGGTAGAAAGAATACTTATTGTAATGAGGTTGAGATATTAGGTCCTAGCAAAGTAATATATGGAGGTGATGGATGTGATGCTAAACCTTTATTAAGTTGTGGAGCAAGAGTAGTAATAGAAACAGAATCAGAAGTTATAATAAAACCAATAAATGAATAAATTAATATTAATAGCAGTAATATCTGCTATAGGGTGTACAAGTATAAAAAAGATTGACACTACAAAATTTAGTACAAATAATAATGTCATTTATTATAATAATGACTCAGTAGCTGTATTAAAAGCAATAGAATACTCTATAGATAATAATAGATATACTAAAGAAATGACCTTTACCTTAGTTAATATGGATCATGCTGATAAAATAAAAAATTTATTGTATTATATACATAAAAAGCATAAAGGGTGGGAAATAGAAATAGATTATCCAATAAATCAAATTAAATAAAAAGTTATGAAAGAATTAGACAATTACTTAAACACATTTCAAATTATTATTGATGATTTGCTTGAAGCCTCATCAACAAAGAACGTTAGATTAGGAGGATCATTAATCTTAAAATTACATGGGTTGAATTTTTCAAGACCAATAGGCGATCTAGATATTATCGTCACTGATCCTACTGAAAAACAAAAAGACTATTTAAAAGCTTTACAGTTTTTTGATATAGTAAATAATGGACAGTATGCAAACGATGCAAATTATAAATTTAAAAAGAACGGGTATATTATAAATGTATTAGTTGTTGATCCATATAAACAAACTTTAGTGCCAACATATTATTACTACAATAATAAGTACTATGGTATAGTATCTATAAATGAGATTATAGATGCTAAAAAACGTTACAAACGTACTAAAGATATTAGCGACTTTTTATTATTGAAAAACGAAAATTTTAATATGTAATGAGAATACTATATAATAAAACTCAACTTCAAGCGGCTGTAGACAAAATTGCTATTGAAATATATAATAAGCATTACAATGATCCTAGCCCACCAGTAATGATTTGTGTGTTGAACGGAGCGTTTATGTTCTTTACTGATTTAGTAAAATCTATAGATATAGATTGTGAGATTGATTTTATCCAAGCTAAATCTTATCAAGGACAAGAACAATTCACAGTCAAGATAACTAAAGACATCACTACAGATATTACAGGAAAAAATGTGTATGTCATAGATGATATTCTGGATTCAGGTAATACATTAACTAAATTAATAGATCATTTGGGAAAATACCATAAACCTCGTTCTATTACTCCAGTAGTACTATTTAAAAAACATACAAGTCAATGGCCTGTACTACATGGTATAGAACTAACAGATGAAGCTTGGTTATGCGGTTATGGATTAGATGGAGAAAAAGGACTTTATAGAAATCGTTCTGTAGTATTTGGAAAGTCAGAAGAAATTGATTAGATTTAAAATATGGAAAATAAAAGAAAAACAGTAGTTGACATTAAAAAATTAGAAACAGCAGGTGCTGGTTTTGCAAATGGTATTTCACTACAATTAAATTCATTGATTAAAGCAGGAGAAC